TATCTTGTTTGCTCTGTACTTTACCTAAAGTAAAAAGTGGTAACATACGATTTGGTTTTGGTACAATATTATTAAGTTGTAAACGTTTTTTCATATCAAGCTTACGGATATTTTCAAACCCTGTAAGTTTTTTTCTTGATTCTATAGGATACATGGTTTGGTAAATATCAGTTTTTGCTGTTCTTGATTTTTTATCAGGCATACGATCTACAATATGTTGATAGTCTTTAACAAATGACCTCATTAAATATTCATCTGCCATTAAGGTGTTATAAACAACTTTTACACCTTTCTTTGCAAAATATTGATCTATGTCATGATTAAAACTATGCGTGTACATATGATTATCCTTATATTATATTTATTCTAACTTCATGATGTAAATAAATCAGTATGATTATTCAACTCACTTTTGATGAAATTTTTAATATATGGTCTACTAAATTGTGGACTCATCGTGATTCACCTATTGAATCACACAGCGCAATGTGTTATAAAGGCGGATACAATGATTATAATAAAACTACAATACCCACTTTTTTTGGATTTAGTTGTAATAAACAAATTATAGCAGTCAATAGCGGACATTTATGTAATGATAATCATTATCGTTCACGTGGGCTATGGGTGGATGATCGTTATAGAAAACAAGGCATAGGAACATTACTATTGTTGTATACGATTCAACAAGGTATTAATGAACATGCTACGCTAATATGGAGTTATCCAAGACAAACAAGCCAAAAAACTTATGAAGCAGCAGGGTTTACAATAACATCAACTTGGGAAAAAAGTGAAACAAGTGACGCTAATGCTTATTGTGAGTTACTTATAACCAATCATCATAAATCTATCATAGCCACTAGAATCACTTCTCATCTTAACTCTATGTATGCCATGAAATAATTTGTCTTGCATAGGATAATTGTACTCAAAATGAACGTATGATGTGCTAGGGTTCTTAATTAACCATGGTAAGTCAGGATCATCAATATTGGTGCTTTGTATACACAATAAAACATCATTGGGTACATCTTTGTACCATTGTTGACTGTCAAAGTGTTCTGCACTACAGTTTATAACACAATCAGGTGGATTAGACCAATCTAATTCATTTACATCTGCTGTAAAATTACTAACACGTATCGGAGCATGTATTGTCCATGCTGCACATACTTTATCCGCAATATCCTTGCATAATGGATTATTATCATATCCTACAATCATTTTGTAAAAGTATGGTTTACGTGTATGTAATAATAGAGCAGTAGTGTTATACCAACTTCCTAACACCCAAATAACTGAATTGTGTTTTAAAAATGGTTCTAATTCTTCACACAACCAAATTTTACTCTCAATTTGTCCGTGGCTAAAAGCATCATAGTTCATACAAATTATTTACATACTAATAATGACATTAAATAAAATTATGACTACTAAAATTCTTATCATGGGACTGCCTGGGGCGGGCAAGACATACCTAGCTGAACGGCTAAAAGCTTATCTAGAACAACCAAGAAGTGTTACAGAAATACCTATGTCTAAATTAGCTGAGTACGAGATAGTTCCTCTCCAATGGAAACCTACAGTAAAATGGTTTAACGCTGATGATGTTCGTAAACGGTATAATGATTGGGATTTCAGCACTGAAGGACGTATACGTCAATCAATACGTATGGCAGATTTTGCAATAAACAGTGGTAGTGACTATGTTATTTGTGATTTTGTAGCACCATTAGTTGAAATGCGTAACAATTTTAAAGCAGATTGGACGATATGGATGGACACAATTGATGCAGGTAGATATGAAGATACTAACAAAGCATTCATACCACCTGAAATATATGATTTCCGTATTACTGAAAAAAATGCTGATTTTTGGGTGCAGTTTATTGGTAAACATATTATGGCTGAAAAACGTAGACCAACTTTTGATTGGCGTAAAGAAACGGTGCAGATGCTAGGACGTTGGCAACCTTGGCATGCAGGTCATCGTGCCCTATTTGAACGATTACTTGAACGCACAGGACAAGTTATTATACAAATACGTGATGTTCAAGGATGGCAAGGTAGTAACCCCTTTAACGTAGAACAAGTAAAGGGCTATATTAAACGTGATTTAGACCCATTGTACCAAGGGCAATATGAAATTATGTTAGTACCAAACATCGTACATATTGGTTGGGGTCGTGGTGTAGGATATACAAGTGGTGAAGAAACATTCGACGAAAGTATTACAAGTATAAGTGCAACACAAATTAGGAAAGAAATGGGTTTAAAGTAGTTGACAGCTAAATAATTGTCTGCTATCGTACGAAACATGATGCCCCCTTAGCTCATGCATGGTTAGAGCAGCGGACTCATAATCCGTTGGTGCGTGGTTCGACTCCACGAGGGGGCACCAAAATATGCAAAAAATATGGCTTTTTTGTATGGTTTTTACAACAATGTATAAATAACCTTACATTAAGATACAAAAGTAGTTGACAAAGTAAATTTTATAAGGTAAAGTTACAAACATGAAAAGTCTCAGAAACACGATGAGTTTAGCAAAGGGTACACAACCAAGTTGGTGTGCAATCCCCCATGCTCGCTCATATAATTTTGAGGATATTGGGGGCAGGGGTTCAGGCTAATCATAGATAGTACATAAGATTACACTGAACCCTAGGAATAAACCCCTAGGGTTTTTTGTTTTACGTGTGTGAGAAACGAGGTCTCAGTGGTGCACGATAAACATGCCACGAACGGTCGGAGTCTCGGTATGAAACTGTGGCGATAACACAGGAGTAAGATGAGCAAGTGGGGGATGGCCCCACTACATTCTTAAGATAATTGGATACAGTTGTTTTAAGAATGTAAAAATATATCCCCTTAGCTCAGTGAACTTAGAGCGTACCGCTACGAACGGTAAGGTCGTGGGTTTGAATCCTACAGGGGGTGCCAAGTTTAGGATGCTAACAGCAAGTTATGATGCTTCGGGAGCCGTCTGTTGTAGGTTCGAATCCTACCATGTCTTGTAAAAGATATGTAGCTTAATGGTAGAGCAACGATAATGCATCCTGTTTTATATGTAAGCGTGACCCGAATGGCTAGGGAACGGATTGCAACCCCGTTTTATGCAGGTTCAACTCCTGTCGCTTACTCCAAATATATGCCGACATGGTGTAATGGCAGCATAGCAGTCTCCAAAACTGTTTGTGGGGGTTCGAATCCCTCTGTCGGTGCCATTTTTGTTTGAATAAATACAACATGCTAATTAAAGAATTATTAACAGAATCAACCAATCGTAAAATTGGTAAAGTTATTGGTGGACAAATCTATGTTCACAAAGACTATGTTGATTCACCATTACTCAAACGTGAAATACCGTTGTCATGGTATAAGTTAGCTGTTTCTAAATTACCACCTGATTTTGATTATACAGTAGTACGTTATGATTTAAAAGATGGTTCAATCGCATTTATTTCATCACCTGACTTTGATACAGCAGATGAACCTACAGTAGGTACATCTATTAAAGTTACTAGAGATGGTAATGTAAAAATTACTAAACCATTAGCTGACCCTTGGATATGGCATCATAAGTGGGAATGGGTCGGGGATGACTATAGTGGGTTTGATGTTGAACAAAGTAAAGCACGATCCGAAAAATGGAAATCAATAGTCGGTGTAGACAAAGCTGTTTCTTCTAGAATAGGCAAGAAAAGCTATTGGGATCGTGAAATCGTTCCAAAAATAAAATAACGGAAGTGTGTCCGAGTGGTTTAAGGATCTAGTCTTGAAAACTAGCGATTCAGCAATGGGTCCGTGAGTTCGAATCTCACCGCTTCCACCATATAAATACTGTTATGACAATGTGGCAATTACATTTATATCATGGTGGTTGGTTAGCATTACTTATAGCAGTAGGTGCGTTAACATATTGGTGGGTATCATTATTAATATTCCTAGCAATATTTGTTTATGCCTTTGTTTTTGCTTAAATAAAGCTGACCGTAGTTCAGTTGGATAGAACAACAGCCTTCTAAGCTGTGGGTCGGAGGTTCAAATCCTCTCGGTCAGGCCAATTAAAAAATTATGGAGAGTTGACCGAGAGGCTGAAGGTACCTTCCTGCTAAGAAGGCAAGTGGTCAAAAGCTGCTTCGTGGGTTCGAATCCCACACTCTCCACCATAATTATTTTTACAATCTGAATAGTTTATAAATAATTATATTCCAATGTAGCTCAGAGGTAGAGCAGTTGACTGTCAAAAGGCAGCTTTTAGTGGAAACATTAATTGAAAAACTCATCAAATTCGGTGAAACCTAAGTGCATTGCATAAGGCAATACCGAGCCAAGCTTGAATAGAGATATTCTTGAAGGTGTAGAGACTAGACGGTGAGAACCTAACGTTGTAATACTAAGGTTATGGTATAGTCCAAGGAGTAACGAAAGTTACACAAACTTGTAATCAATTGGTCCGTGGTTCGATCCCACGCATTGGAGCACAAAAGCAGTGTCAGGGCTTGAACTTGTATAAATATATGTATGACTTATTATATTATATACAAGATAACAAATAAGATGAATGGTAAAATTTATATTGGTTCACATAAAACCAAAAATCTTAATGACGGTTATATGGGATCAGGTAAGTATCTAAAATATGCTATTGTAAAGTATGGCTTAGAAAATTTTGAAAAAGAAATTTTGCATATTTTTGATACACCTGAACTTATGTATAAAAAAGAATCAGAAATTGTAAATGAAGATTTTTTAATTAATGAAAATACCTATAATTTAAGAAAAGGTGGTTATGGCGGATTCGATTATATTAACAAAACAGAAAAGAATTTGTATGGTACAAACGGACTACATCCAAGTAGCAAGAAAAATTTACGCCGTGGGAAAGACATTGTAAAAATTCTTAATCAAAAAGGTAAATTAGAACAGTATAAACAACAACAATCATGTCGCATGAAAAAAGCAATTTTAGAAGGTAGAAAAGAAAATAACTTTGCTACAAATAATCCAATGAAAAATCTCACCATCCGTGAGAAACATAAAAAAATCATGGAAGAAATTGAACATCAAAAAGGCGAAAAAAATTCACAATTTAATACAATTTGGATATATAATGATGAACTTAAAATCTCTAAAAAAGCTAACAAGGATGATAAATTACTTGATGGTTGGATAAAAGGAAGAAAATTTTTTAAATAATTTGTGAAAAAAACTTAATGTATCAAATGCTGCTATATATAAAAGAAGAAATAAGATTCTAAGAAGTTTAAAAAATATAGATTAGTTTATGATTACAGAAAAACAAATTCAAGAAAAAATAAAAGAAGCACAAAATCTTGGCTTTCATCGAATTCAAGATATTGCAAACTATATTGGCATTACAAAAAATAGTTTAAAGTTTTTCTATCCAAACAGAAATAAAAAGTCACGTGAGCAACTTAACAAACTAGAAGCATTAAATTATAAAGGTGGTATGTGTTGCGTTCGTTGTGGTTATAATGTACAAATTCCCGATTGTTATGCTTTTCATCATCGTGAACCTACTGAAAAAGAATATAGTTGGAGAGAATTAAGATATAAAAAATGGGAAGTCATTACACAAGAAATTGATAAATGTGATTTATTATGCCACAATTGTCATTCAATAGTTCATTATGAACAAAGAAAAAAACTTCGTTATATATCCTGAAAAACAAACTACACATACAAGAAAATGTGATGGATGTTCTAAATGTTGTGAAGGTTTTTTATCAGCAGATATTTATGGTTTTGATATGAGTTTACGTGGTGGTAAATGTAAATTCCTTGTAAAACAACGCTGTGGTATCTATCCTGTGCGCCCTGACTTATGCAAAGTATTTCTTTGTGGGTGGCGTGAAAACACAAATATACCTGATAATTTAAAACCAAGTCAGTCACATGTCATTTTATTACCTAAATATATTGAAAATTATTTTTATTATCGTATTGTTGTAACACATTTAGATATAAAAGACTATGTTTATGAATGGGCAAATATAGCTGCAAGCGAAGGTAAACACTTGATTGGTTATCAAAATAGCACATTTAAAGTGTTTTCAAACGATGAGCATTTTAAAGAAATTATAACTAAAAAAGAGTTAGGATAAATTAATAGAAAGGTTCATATATGTCAGATTATTTTGGTTATCATCTTTTGTTAGATTGTAGTGGTTGCGAGAAAATTGATAGTCGTGAAAACATATACAATTGGATTAAGTACCTTGTGCCAACTATTGATATGATTGCTGCAGGTGAACCATGGATTGAATATTTACTTGAAGATGATCCCAAACAAGGATATACCTTAATGCAAGCCATTACAACAAGTAGTATTACAGCACATTTTATGGAATTAGATGGTTCTGCATATATCGATATTTTTAGTTGTAAACCATTTGATATAAATTTGGCACAGTATATTGTCCAAACTTATTTCAATCCAAAGAAAATTCGTGTAAATTATCTTACACGACATGCAGATTAGCATATGCTGAATTAGCTCAGTGGTAGAGCAACCGCCTTGTAAGCGGTAGGTCGTCAGTTCAAATCCGACATTCAGCACCAACTTAACTTATAATTATGAATATACAACAAAAAAGGGGTATGAGTGGCAACCTTAAGCCATTTGATCGTCATGATCATGCTCAATATGATAATAAAGGTAAACAAGCCTTTATTAAATATTTAAATGGGTTTTTACCAAAACATCTTAAAACTATAGAAAACCCAAATGAGCATGGTATTGATTTACTAACTATCGATACAACTATTGATAAAGTTGTCAGCACTTGGGAAATTGAAGTACGCTATGGTAATTGGCGAGATGATACACCGTTTCCATATGATGAAATTAATTGTATTGAGCGTAAAGACCATCAGTGGCGTAAAAGCAACGAATATTTAAAAAAGATACCCCATCCTATTGTAGAAGATCATCAAGTATGTTACGTACAACTTAATGCACCATGCACAAGGGCAGTATTAATTGATGGTTCGATTATTTTAAATTACCAATTAAAGCCTTGGGCTAACCGTAAAGGTGATGGCGAATATGTCAGGCAAGTACCTGTTGCAAAAACAATACAAATAAAAATTGCTTGACAATATACCTAAATTTAGTTAATATATCTCTATTGACAACGAAACGGAGATTGAAATGAGTTTAGTGACTATCAAGTTAGCCCCCGAAGAAATTTCAACCGAGTTTTATTTCTCAAAGAATCGTATTGGTTTAGTACGGTCAGTTCTTGATCTTTACACAGCAGCAAAACCATTTTTCACTGATCTTGAAGGTACAAAAGCTGCTGAAGAAGCTTTTGACCTTACTAACAATCCTTATCGTCAAAGTGAACGTGTAGAACTATACGGTAGAGGACGTTCGCTTAGTATTGGTGATATTGTTGAAGTGTGTGCAAATGGTGAGACTACCGAGTTTTTATGCGATAGTTTTGGTTGGATTAAACTGTAAGGAGTTGGAAATGATACCGCAAGATATTAAAGATTCACTTGACAGATATGTTAACGAAGGCATTATGCCAGGTAGTTTCCTCCGAGCAGTACTTACTAATGATTTAGCAAGTGCTGTATTTAAAGCTGATTCTAAAAATTTAGCCGCCTTAAAAGATATTATGTTTTATGTTTACAACGAAATACCTGCTAATGCTTGGGGCAGCACCGCAACTGTTGTAGATTATGCACAACGAACATTTAAACAGACCGCATAGTTGACTAGATATCCAAATTAACATATAATTGTATTGTTGATTAGGAGATTGGTATGCGATTGAATATTAATTATTACAATGGTTCAGTAACAGTAATCAGTCTTGAAAAAGAAGCATGTTCATACGTTCAAACAGATGGTGGACGTGCTTCAGACGGTTTTAAAGGTACTAAAAAACGTGATTGTGTAACACGTTCCATCTCAATTATTTTGGGTTTACCCTATTATCAAGTGTGGTGGGAGTTAAATGAGATGCAATATGAAGCAGGATATGATTTCAATCCTGACAAAGGTGTTATTACCACTATATGGCAAAAATATTTAGAAGAACGTGGGTACAAGTATGTATCAGTAAAAAAGTCACGTAAGTATGTAACGAAAAAAGATATTCCTTCAGGTAAAGTAATTCTGCATACTAAGGGACACTTGTCTGCGTGTATTGATCATGTTGTGCATGATGCTTTTGATAGCAGATACAAGGCTAACAAGCCACGTAAATTGTGGGGGTATGTTGTTGTAGCATAATGCACTGTTCGACTATCGGTTAGGTCGCTACCCTTTCAAGGTGGAAAGATGGGTTCGATTCCCATACAGTGTGCCAAATTATAAATTGTATTTTAGCTCATGCGATAGTGCATAATGGTTTACTAATAGCAAATTACGTTTGTTATTAGCACATGTGGTTATACTGTAACTATCGTTTTTAAAAAATAGTAGTCTATTTTGTACCATACTGACTTCTTTATTGTTTACTTTGAAATATCCATCTGTAGAATATAAACATAGTATAGCTTTATGGTGTGGTTGATTGTATAATCTACCAATTTTTCTTTCTTTATTGTACAAAATAGAATACACAACTGAGTACCTTAGGTGATAATATTTTAAAAAAGAATTGAGTGGGTTAATCAAATTAATACTATCATTAAAGTAATCTTTATTTGAATTAAAAATTAAATGTTGGTGTAAATTTAAATTAAACTGTTCCGACAAATCACGATTAAAGCACCACATGAAATTCTCAGATTCTAAGTTGGTCTTGAGCCAAGCAAATTGTTCTTGGGACAAAAAGTTGTCAAAGATTTGCATAGTAATTACTAATATTAACGTTAGTTTGGTCTGATGCATGAAAAACAAAATTAATGACAATTCTTCGTTTATCATTTGTGCAGGTTGTAGCTGAATGAATTACATCGCTTTCAAAAATGGCTAATTTGTTTCCTACAGAATTAATTTTTATTCCATTTTTAAATTCAGTATACCCGTCATTTGTATTTACATAGTACACTGCACTGTATGATAAATGAAATTTGTTATCAGTATGCCATCCGCATCTCAACACTTTTTTAGTTTTTGGTAATGAATTTGACTTTACTCTAATAACTTTTTCAGGTGCTAAAAAAGTGATAATTGGTTTAACTAAATCATGGTATATACTGTTGTATTGGTTATCAATGCACTCAAACATATGTATATATTGTGATTTATATAACACTTTTTTATCTTTGGAATAATTAATTTCATTTTTAAACAACCACGGAAAATCATCAGATTCCATGGTATTTTTAAGTAATAAAAATTTATCTTGTGGTAAAAAATCGTCGATTACAATCATAAAAGTATTTACCTATGAGGTTAAAATAAAAAAATATTTGCCCTCTAAGCTAATCTAGTGAAAGCATACGCCTGAAGAGCGTGGGAGCTTGGAGCGTAACCAAGAGAGGGCACCAAAAAAGCTTGACAATAATTTTAGTTTGATGTAATATACACATATTGATTGATTTGTACGCAAGTTAGTCAGTTTAAAAGATCTTTAAAAATTGATGTAAATTTTGGGTGTTTAGTCCCGTAATGGTATCGGGGGGAAACTGTAAATTTCTTGTCTTTGGCCTTCTCTGTTCGAATCGGAGAGCACCCACCATATTAAAGCACCAAGTGAGACAGCATTGGTGTGCTGAAACCCTTAAACCTGCTAGCAAGGTTGGGTATCTAGTTTTGGTTCGAATCCAAAGTGCTTTAATATGGTAGATGGTCGTTGTTAAAGGTGGGTATTCAGAGTATCCGCTCCTGAAAGGTGCAAATCCTGAAAGTATAGTCGGGCGAGAAGGCCGGGTAATCCGAGGAGATCAACCAAGGGCTATATGCATAGAGCCAGGTAATAAAAACATTGACCAACCATATTGAAGCACATTTTATCAGGGCAGTATTGTTCAGCGGTTTATAGCCGTAAGTGTGTTTCAATATGGTGTAGCTTAACGTTGAAGAGCAGCAAGAGCGGATACGTGAAAACGGTGGTCGTACTCTTGTCAGCACAGGTTCGGGAGCCTGTCACCATAAAATAAATAATTTTTGTGCATATTCTGTACTATTAAATATTCATTATGAAAAAATCAAGAAAACCAATAACTAAAAGTAAAAAATCTGCTGTTAATCAAATGTTAAAGGGTAAAGTTGAACATTACTTTACGTGTCCAATATATATTTTTGAATTACCTGAATTTTTACCAATTGTAAATAAAGTTTCGGAAGAAAATTTAGCTACACAACCAAAAGTAGATACTTTAAATGAAATTTATCCTGTTAGAATGACTAATAACTATTTTGCCGATCCTAGATTGGAAAAATTTTGTTCTGCTATAGGTCAAACTTCGTGGCAAATATTATATGATCAAGGTTACGATGTTACAAATAGATATGTAAATTTTGTCGAAATGTGGACCCAAGAGCATTTTAAGTATTCATTAATGGAACAACATGTTCACGGATATGGGGCACAACTTAATGGGTTTTATTTTCTTCAAGTACCCCTAAATTCATCACGTATATTATTCTATGATCCACGCCCAGGCAAAGTTCAGATCAATTTACCTGAAAGAAATATGTATGATGCCACTTATGCAAGTAACATTATTAATTTTCAACCTGTTCAAGGCTCACTTATTATTACAAACTCTACATTGCCCCATTCATTTAGCAGAAATGCTTCAGATAAACCAATAAAATTTGTTCATATGACAATGTCAGTGAGTGAAAATATTGTCAATGACAATATGGAAACACCTAATACGGCAAAAAATTTACAACCTGTTGAAATTATATGAACAAGTACAGTATAAGATTTAACAAATCACGTGGCGAACCAGGCCGTGGCACCACAGATCATGTTTGGAGAGTTTTTGAAAATGACGAAAAAGAGTATTTGTTTAAAAATGTTGAAATTAAAGTAGAAGCTAAAAGTGAAAAAGATAAAAATAATGCAGATTATAACATTTGTTGTTATGGATATTTAGTCATTGACAGAACTACTTCTACTGCTATAATTCAATCTACAAAATAAAGGATAGTATGAAAAAAAGTAAAAATAATTATCCAACGAAACACAAGTTTATAGTGGTTGGGGGTGGCAGTGCAGGGGTAATGGCTGCAACTTATTTAAAGGCATATTATAATACTGAAGTTGTCTTAATTTACGATCACAAAACCCCAGGCATTGGCGTGGGCGAAAGCCTTACACCTTCATTTTATAGTTATTTAAACTATGTTGGTGTAACACGTGAAGAATTAATTAAAAATGTAAACGCTACAGTAAAGCTTGGTCTTAGATTTAAAAATTGGCTTAACGATGGAAAGTATTACCATCATGGTTTTTTACTTAATTTAGAAACCTTTTACAATGAGTTTGATAGATATAACTTTGATACAGCGTGGGCTATAGCAAATAATTGCTACAATAATAGACAAACGTATGATGATTTTTATTATGAAAAATGTGTGATACCTAAAGAAAAAAAAACTGAGTCGTTGCATATTGATGCCACACTGTTTTCCAAGTACGTTGAAAACAAATTTAAAGATAGACTTACTATTATGGATGGTGTTGTAGTTGATGTTGAATTACTTCCTGATAACGGTCATATTAAACATGTAGTTTTGTCAGATGGAACAAAAGTTGATGGCGATTTTTTCATTGATGCATCAGGATTTCAATATGCTTTGTTTAAGCATTTAAAAAACAATTGGATTGATAAGCAAGATTGGTTACCGTTAAATCGTTGTATTCCAAACCCCGTACCATATGAGTTTAAAAAACAACCACCATTTACAACGTCAGAAGCTAGCGATCAAGGATGGATATTGCAAGTACCATTAAGTAATCGTTGGGGTTCAGGTTATTTGTATTGCGATAAATTTTTAACAGATGAACAAGCCTTTGAAAATTTTGAAGCTTTTGTTAAGAAAACTTATAAATGTTCATTAAACAACACTAGTAGAGTAATTAAGTTTAAAAGTGGTTTTTGGGAAAAACAATGGGTTGGAAATTGTATGGCAGTTGGACTATCTAGTGGATTTACTGAACCATTAGAAGCAACCAATATACATCATGTAGTATATCAACTTGAACGTTTTACAGCATGTTATGCTTTTAAAGTATTTAAAAACGATATCAATTTGTATAATAATGCCATGCAAAAGTTTTATGACAATGTGTATCTTTATTTACGTTTTTGTTATTTAACTAACCGTACAGATTCTGAGTTTTGGAAGTATATGACAAATTCTGTACCTGAAGAAGTGCAAAATTTAAAAGACAAAATTTCATCAGATTTTGTGAATTTTAGATCATGCCAAGATGATATATTTGATTATAACAATTTTACTTGTGTAGCTCATGGATTACGTTTGATTGATAAAAAAAGCTACAAAAACAATGTTAATATACGATTTATTGATAAAGTTGGTAGAGAACGTTATAATGCATTTACGCAAGAAAAAAATTTAAGATTACAACGTGTTATGGATCATCGTCAATTTATCGATATGGTATTGAACAATTAATTATAATCGGCTATAATGCTTTATAAATATCAAAACCTCGGTTTACACTTTGCCGTTAATTAAAAGTGGGTATTGTAGTTTCCATAACTACAGGGTGTTAAGATCTACCCCAAAGCTCGCCTTACATGAGTGATAGAAATATCTTAGGTGGACGCAGCCTACCATAATGGTAACGTGGACAGGGTAACTACTCAGTTTAGGGCTAATGAGGATTAGTGGCTAGACAAGAATTTAGGTTTAGGATGCTAACAGCAACTTTTAACATTAGACTTCTAATCTAACCACGTTAAATGCATCCTGTATCTTTGGGGGTATAGCTCAGTTGGGAGAGCAGTAGCTTTGCAAGTTAAAGGTCATCGGTTCGAACCCGTTTACCTCCACCAATTTTAAGGAAAATTATGTTATCTTTTAATGTTAATAGTTTGAATAAAATCACGTTTCCATATGTTTTTCAACACGGAATATTAAGTCCTGATGAGTTAAAAAATCTTATAGAATATTGTGACGCACAACCATTATCAGATTCACAAATAGTAAATGATAAAACTGTTGATAAACGAATTAGAAAATCTAAACATTGTTTTATTCAACCTACACCTGAAATTGCATGGTTTTTTGAACGAGCTTTTACAACTATTGATCGATTAAATAGAGATTTTTACCAATTTAATCTAACAGGAGCAGACTACTTTCAGTACACAGTATATGATGGTAAAAAATCAAAATATGATTTTCATATGGATATGATTTTAGGTGAGAGGCAAAATGAAATGATACCCACTCATTTAATTCGTAAAATGAGTGTAGTTTTATTTTTACAAGATCAAACTGAATTTGAAGGTGGTAACTTTCAAATGCAGACAGGTGGCTCAGAGGACAGTATTTTTAATATAGAACAAAAAGCAGGAACTATAATTTTGTTTCCAAGTTATGTATTACATCGTGTTACCCCTGTAACAAAAGGTATACGAAAAAGTATAGTGTTTTGGATATTAGGTCCTACATTTGTATAAACTATCGGGGTATGGTGAAATGGTATCACATCGGATTTTGATTCCGCTATTATAGGTTCGACTCCTGTTACCCCTGCCAAATTTTAATTAGAGGAAATTATGTTAACAACTAAAGTACAAGTAAGAAATAAAATGATGTATCCCTACATTTGTGAGGATAGTGCATTTAATCATGTTGATTTGCAAAAGGTTATAGATGTATGCGAAGCAGCACAATTAGAGGATTCTAAAACTGTCAATGGTGACAAAAATAATAACATTCGTATTTCAAAAAGTGCGTTTATTCATCTTGATTCTGTTAATTCATGGGTCTTTTACAAACTTTTAGATGTAATGGAAGCCGCAAATCGTGAGTTTTTTGGGTTTGATTTAATTGGGTTTGACTATTTTCAATACACTGTATATGATAAGAAAGGTTCCCATTATGATTTTCATACTGATTACCTCTTTAACACTGTTGAGCCTGAAAGTCCTTATAACCATCTTTCAAGAAAACTTAGTGTAACTTTTTGTTTATCAGACGAAGATGAATTTCAAGGTGGTGAATTTGAAATTATGACTAGTGCAACGAATAAGCATGTAGTACCGCAGAAGAAAGGTAGAATGATTTTCTTCCCAAGTTTTGCTATGCATCGTATTGCACCTATTAAAAAAGGAGTAAGAAAGTCTATTGTAATATGGGGTCTTGGTCCTGCGTTACGTTAGATTGGATGTTCAAAATCTAAGATGAATTTAAATGCAATACGGTAATCTGTAAAGTATTTCATCATAAATTTTTGATCATAAACATCACGTAGTATAACAATGCAAACACCTTGTTTACTTCTACATAAGTATATGTGTAAGCCACTTGGTGTTAATGTTTCGTATACTTCGTGCATAACATTATTTAGTTTTCTCGGATTAGTTCAGTTTGGTTAGAATGCTTGCTTTGGGAGCAAGAGGTCGTGAGTTCGAATCCCACATCCGAGACATATGAGTTATCGTCAAGACTCGAACTTGTATAAATATATGTATGATTTATTATATTATATACAAGATAACAAATAAGATGAATGGTAAAATTTATATTGGTTCACATAAAACCAAAAATCTTAATGACGGTTATATGGGATCAGGTAAGTATCTAAAGTATGCTATTTCTAGGTATGGCTTAGAAAATTTTGAAAAAGAAATTTTGCATATTTTTGATACACCTGAACTTATGTATAAAAAAGAATCAGAAATTGTAAATGAAGATTTTTTAATTAATGAAAATACCTATAATTTAAGAAAAGGTGGTTATGGTGGTTTTGATTATATTAATGAAAATCCTAATATCTTTCTTACAGAAAAACGATTAAATTCATTGATGCCAATAGAAACAACTTTAAAAAGATATATTGAAAAATTACATACTGATAGTAATTTTGCTCAGAAAATAAAAAATAATGCACTAAATGCTAGTAAAATATCGCATGAAAAAAATCCTCTAGGTACATTTTATGGTAAAAAACATTCTGAACAAACTAAAAAAATAATCGGTGAAAAAAATTCAATTAATCAGATAGGAGAAAAAAATTCTCAGTACAATACAATGTGGATTACAAATGGCGAAGTTAACAAAAAGATATGTAAAAATGAATCTATTCCTAAAGGTTGGAACAGAGGTAGGAAAATTTAAACAAAAAAGTTAAAGCCCATGTGGTGAAATTGGTAGACACGCTTGCCTTAGGAGCAAGTGCCTAGCGTGGGGGTTCGAATCCCTCCATGGGCACCATTTTGATAAATATGATATAAATATTTTTTTTAGTTAGGAGATTTTTATGTCAACTCATAATCAAGCTTTAGATTTTATAATGTCAAAAGAGGTACAAGAACGTTGGAATGTTTGTAAGCAATGTGAACACTATAGTGCTACTTTTTGTAAGCAACTAAGCCCAATGAATTATGCTAAATCTGTCTATGAAGACCTTACCAAAAAGTGTCCCATAGAAAAATTTTAAGTAGTAAACCCTCAGTAATATGCAGTGGGCATTACATACCTGCCATACTTTTTAATTGATCAAGTTTAGCATCGTATTTTGCGCCCCAACTGCTAACCCAACTTTTTAGTTTATCAATGTAGTTGGATATTTTACCCTCACTAAGTTGTGACTTGTCTTTCGGTTCAATTTTCAGTGAGGGTGCTTTTTGTGTTACAGTTACCATAGTCTTCTTTAAACCCTCTAATACAGAAATTAGTTCAGGAGTTAGTTGTTTTTCCAATACTTCTAAAATATCCTTATATTTTGGCGCAACTGTCACTTTAGGATCTTTTGATAATGTTACTATAAATGATATAGTATCAATAACACGAGTTTTTACCGCATCTTCAACAGCAAAAAGATCGGCAACATTCTCACGTGTAGATTTTTTAACCTCATCCTCAAGTTCTTTTAATTCAACTTTAAGCTCATTAATACGTTTAACCTTCTTAGCTAAATTAGTGTAAATTTGGCTTTGATGACTACGTAATTGAACGGTAGTTTTATCAGGTTCATCTGTATAAGGAAAGTCTGATAAACGTGCTTCTTGGATGATTTCATTGTATTTCATAATTTTATTTATCCAAATCGCCACTATAAATATTATAGTGAAAAATATATATGATTATATAAAGTTACCCAAAAAAATACGCCAAGAACATCTTGATTTAGATGATTATTGTCTTGAACGTGGAGGCGGAAGCACCTACTGTAAAGGGTTATTAGCTCATTTACTAGAAACTACTATACCAAATGGTCATATGATATTAGTATGTCATGCATGTAACAATGGTAAATGTAGTAATCCAAAACATTTATATTGGGGTACACCAAGTGAAAATAGAATGGATCGTGTGCGTTACATGAATAGATCCACCATTGAAATTTTAGAAGACCATTATAGGAAGCGTAAACCGCATGGAGAGCAATAAATCAAATTGTAACAAGATTTATTAATTAACTGAATACGGTTTATAAATAAGTTGACAATGCGGGTATGATGTAAAGGTAACCTGTTTCCTTGCCAAGGAAAATTTGCGAGTTCGATTCTCGCTACCCGCTCCATATCAAATAATTATGGCTTCTATAGAACATATTCTACCAATACCTGTTTATATTCATGATGCTGATGAGAATACTTTTAATACTATAAAATCAGAAATCCAAAATCATCAAAAAATTATAAAAAAACTAAGTAATACGCACACATGGGGAGATTTAGTTACTACAACTTTTGTACAATGCAGAAACATTGCACTTGAATTAAATTTACAACATTTGCAGAATTTTTTAACTGAGCATATTAGTTCTTTTTTAAATTATTTAAACTTTCAAAATCCTGTATATGTTTCAGAATCTTGGTTTAATAGTTTTGTTAAAGGTGGTATGCAAGATTGGCATATTCATACATCAAGTCATAACGGAGTTGGAAAAAATGTGTTGTCAGGTGTGTATTATTATGATGGGAATTATAATGAAAAAGACGGTAGTGTTATTCAATTAAGTCCATTTTACGGTAGTACTTCAAGTCCCTTATTAACACAAAACGCAAATTATAATTTTGAAAAACAAGGTGGCAGACTTGTAATATTCTCATCAGCTTTACCACATAGAGTGCCTTACTTTAAAGGCAAACGTAATAGTTTTACTTTTAATGTTAGTTTGACTGTCTAAGGGTTTAAGCCACGTAAGTAATAAACCTTACCACTTGAGTTTACTGCAGTATAATTTTCTTTTTTTAAATCATTTACATTATAACTTACATGAACCCATCCACTATTTGGATCGCCCATTGTATAAAATTCTAGTATTAACTGTGTATATTGTAAGTTATCTTTAATATACAATGCTAAATCATAATTTGATACACCGTTAATCTCAATATCTGCTGCCATTCCTAAACTATGTTCACTATTAGGCTTACCACCAACTAGTTGATTTAATTTTACGCAGCGATATCCGCTGTTGATTTTTACAGGATATTTAAAAAAATCTCTAATTGGTTGTAAAACGTTGACACATAATAGCTCAAGATTTGCTATAATGTCAGATGTAGGTTCATTATTGATATTATTTCTAATAGCAGTTGTACTTTTGTATAATTCAGTCAAGGAAAAGTTTTTAGATAATTGCATAATGTTATTCCTTTACAAATATATTTAGGTAATGTAGCATAATGGTAGTGCAACAGCTTCATACGCTGCGTTGTATAGGTTCGACTCCTATCATTACCACCAATGGTGACTGTAGCATAATGGTAGTGCCGCAGATTGTGATTCTGTACAGTGTGAGTTCGACTCTCATCAGTCACCCCAAATTTTGGTTCCATCGTCTATTGGTTAGGATAGAGCACTGTCACTGCTCAGAGATGGGTTCAATTCCCATTGGGACCGCCAACAATATAGGACAAAGTATGAAACAAACAAAAGATCCGTTTTTTAGTATTACCGCCAAAGATTGTGATTGGTCGTATACCAAAGGTACAGGAGCAGGTGGACAAAAACGTAATAAAACTAGTTCAGCAGTACATTGTACTCATCGACCAAGTGGTGCACATGGTTATAGTGAGTCAAGTCGCAGTCAGTTAGATAATCGTAAAACTGCTTTTGAAAAAATGGCAAATACTGATAAGTTTAAAAAGTGGGTTCATTTAGAGTATATGAAACGTACAGGTGAATATATTGAAGCTGAACGTGCTTTAGAGCGTGAGTTAAAGAAAGTAAAGATAGAAGTAAAAATTGATGGTAAGTGGGTTGAAGTTGATGCTAATCAACTTGTTGATGACCCTGATACATTTGACACAAGTTTTTTAAAGGAGAGTCCTCATGGACAGTGACAAGGTGCGAAAGATAATGGGGGTATAGCTCAGTAGGTAGAGCAAATGGCTTTTAACCATTAGGTCGTGGGTTCGAACCCCTCTGCCCCTACCATATCATGTTGATCGCTAAGCATTTCTGCCCAATCAAAGTCACTGTAATGATAGTTGTCAAGTATGACTAATACATAGTCATAAATTTGTATACCACGAGCAAATACGATTAAATCGTGTTTACAGTTTTTTAAACCACTATCAACAAAATCTTCAATTATATTTTCAGTCTTTTTCTTTAGTCTTAACTTATTCTTAACCTTATTCATTTTTTTAATTATATTGTTACATTGCTCTAGCTGATTTTCTAAAGTTCGTTTTTTATTAACAAGTTCTACTCTCATTAACATTATTAAGTCTTGATGGTCAGGATCATGAGAATGAATTTTTTCATTGAAAAGTTTTAGAATTACATCTTTTGCTTCACTGTACATAGAAAGATCAGTAAAAAATATACCTTGATTGTCAAAATTTTGACGTTTAATAGGATCAGACAATATTGTATAAGCTAAATTTATAGTTTTAAATGTTTCTTCATCACCACCTTTATCAGGGTGATGTATGTTTGCAAGTTGTTTATATTTTGCTTTAATATCTTCAGTTGTTGCAGTTGTTTCCACACCAAGTATTTCATAAGGATTCATTAAAATATTTAGTGTAATACAATTGTTGATATATAATGTTTATAGGGTGGTTAGATTTGAGAGACTATAAAGGCTTGGGTGCGTAGAGAGGTAATACGTCTCCTTTACACGGAGGACGATGACAGTTCGAGTCTGTCCCCAAGCACCAAATTTAAAGTGTAGGTCGTGAGTTCAAATCTCTCATGAACAATTAAATGGTGAATATATTTAAAACCTCTGTAGTTAAATGGTATAACAGTCGATTGATAATCGACCATTACAAGTTCAATTCTTGTCGGAGGTACCAAATCATAAGGAGTAAAAAATGCCTGCAGTTTGGCTAGTAAGTGACACACATTTCGGTCACGAAAAAACTTGCACTGTTTTTAAACGTGAAGATGGGTCACCACTTAGACCGTTTAGCAGTGCTGAAGAAATGGATGAGTTTATGGTCAAAGCATGGAATGAACGTGTTAGACCTAAAGATAAAATATATCACTTGGGCGATGTTGCAATCAAAAGAAAAGCCTTAAATATCCTACGCAGACTAAATGGCGATAAGGTGCTTATACGTGGTAACCATGATATTTTTAAATTACAAGATTACTTAGAGCATTTTAGAGATATTCGTGGATACCATGTTATGAATGGCATGATTCTAAGTCACGTTCCTATTCATGAAGATAGTATTGCACGTTTTGGTACCAACATACACGGTCATACGCATGCGAACCGTGTTATGATTACCAAACATGCAAGTTCTTCACCTATCGTAGATGTTAGATATCATTGTGTTTGCGTAGAACAAACTGACTTTGCCCCTATCTTATTTGAGGATGTGATTAAACGCATCAACAATGAAGGGGGTACGGTTGGTTTTCGCAATGGCAACGCCCCTATTATGTAGGGGTTGTTGCCAACCTACATTGTCATCATGACAACGCACTTGACATGAATGTATGACTGTCTTATAATTGGATGGTGGTAATTGATTTAGGAGATTTGATATGACGTTGATTTCTCGGACTAGTTTGATTACAGGGTGTGTTAATACTATGGACCTGCCTATTACTGAAGCTATGATTACTGATTGGGTGAATAGTGACGCATTAATACAACACGCTTTCCCTAACCTCAGTGCTGATGAGCGTGAGTTTTTGTTGACAGGTGCAACACCTGCAGAATTAAGTGAATTGTTTTCTGAAGAATAGCTTGACAACATATCCTAATTAATATACAATTGATTCTGTTGAGTTAATAAGGAACTAATCATGAAAACCGTAGCTCTCTACTCACTAGTTGGTACCTCAAAAGCCAAGACTGCCAAAGCAATCTTATTCCTTGATACCCGTACCAACAAGGAAGCATGGATTCCTACTTCTATTGCTTCAGTCAAGTTTATCGGACCTGACTACGCTGTAAAAGTCACTGTGCCCGATTGGTTCTTCAACAAAATTTCTTGGAAAGAACCAACCACTTTTGTCAAAAAAACAACAAATCCATACGTTGGTGCTGATGTTGGTAACATGATGGAAGAGCGTATGGTTCTTATGGAAATGTACGATAGTCTTGATGAGACTAATTCTGATGATTTTAAACAACAAGAAGAAATTCAAAAACGCCTACATTGGATTGATGAAGCAGTAAATATTGCTTGACAAGAAATTAATTTAGATATACAATACTTAAATGGTAAACAAAACGGAGCAAATGATGGAAAAAGTTCTTTACACTAGCCCAATGTTTAACAGAAATTTTCTTGTTCCAATTGATGCTGTGCCAACTTATAAAAAGCGTGATGCTGCTCTGCTTAAACTAAAAGCATTGGGTGGTATCAGTGCTCCACATACTAAAGAAGTTACGAAACTTCGTCAAACTATGATTAATGCTAAACGCAAGATCGAGCGTGAAGGTTGGTTTTGTGTTCCTGCCTAATTGACAAGAAATTTATTTAGATATATAATTCTTCTATAGTAAACAACAAGGAGTTTTAAATGGACTTTGAAAAAACCGTGTTAAAAAAGGTTTCTGAAATAACGGATGATTGCTTTTTTTACTCAAGTGGAGTTTTGTCTGTAATTTGTACTCCATATCAAGCCAAAAAAATTTTTAAGAAGTTGACCACTGAATTAAATCTAAAAGCTAAGCTTGGAAAAGACGGTTCTTACGGTTTTACCTTTTACTTTGTTTAATACGGAGTAACAGATGGAAATCTCTACTGCAATTAAAATCCTACATAAAGAATGTGACTTTTTAGGTAAAGGTATGCTAGACGTTATTGATGATATACAAAAACACGGTCATACACTGTATTCTAATCAAGTGGTGGTAGCTTGCAATGTTTATATTGCATCACGCCGCAAAGTTACTTTTACGATTTAAGCGAGGTTGACATGGAAGAACAGATTAAAGAACTTGAGCAGTTTGCGCTAGATCATTACGAAGCAGGTGGTCATTGGGTAGTTGAAACCTATAGTGAGGAAGATTATATTGAAGTTCTTACAAAAGCAAAAACAGTAGCTAAAGCTAAAAAAGAACTTAAAAAATATTGGAAGTTTATAAATGAAAGACAAGCTGATTGTAGGTTTGAATAAAGTAGTTGACAATTTATCCTAATTGATTTACAATAGATTCTGTTGAGTTAATAAGGAGTGCAGAAATGACAACCTATACTGTTCACATGATTAATTTCGGTATCAACAAGGGTACGTTTCCTACTGCTGATGAAGCAATTGCCCAAGCGAAAGCACTTGGTTTTGAGTGTGCGATATGGGTAAATGAACCTAACAAAGATCCGTTGCATTTGTGCAATGTTAAGCCATACTAGGAGTATAAGATGGACTCACGCTCAGTATCAGCCTTTGATTTTTTACAGCGAGCAGAGCGATATGCTGAAGCTCGTGGTGATGATAATTTTTTCAAAAACTTCTACGTTAATTATCGTGAGTATAACTCAGTAACGGATTCAGTTTGGAAAACTTTAAGTTACCTTTACGGTGACGATGTTGCAAATATGCTAGAGTTTCAATAACCTATTGACAAGCTATCCTAATTTATATATAATTGTTTCTGTACTGATTAATAAGGAACTGAAATGACTACTGCTCTTGATACTAGCGAATTCATCGGAACCACTTCCTATCACAAATTGTTTCTTGGTGATTTGCTCACTGACGGTGCTATGCACGTTGCAGAAAATTGCGGTGCATTTTGGTTGATGGATGAAATTACTTTTGCGCTACGCAATGCACGTAATGCTAAAAAAATTAACTTCAGCACGTTTGTTGTCGTTACCTTAAAGAAAACACGTACAGGTAGTGCTACGATTACTTTTAGTGATGGTAATGACCTAAGCTTTACCAAGCGTATTGAGTACACAGATTTCCCCTACGATACTTGCAAACTGTATGCAGTATTAACTGAAGTTCAAGGTCGCAATCGTTATGTTATTATGGTTCCAAGTGAGTACTAATTAATGAAAATTGTAGATAGATATTTAGAAGCAAATCAAAAAGCATTTGCCAATCCCCGAATAGGGGATTATTGGCACGAACTGTTTAGTCCGTACTTTATTATTGTTGATATCAATAATGACAAGTACACGGTATTGAGTTGTTTAGGTGGTTTTGACAGTTTTACCCGCAAGGATGAAATTAACGCTCGTATTGAAGTAGATAGTGATCATTGGGGCTTTGATTACTCAAAAAGCATGGTAGTTGATTATGCATGGATTAAAAAGGCAGTAAAGTATGAAAGCATAGATGGCTTTGTAGCTGATGTAAGTAACACTGAAAAGACTCAAACTATAGTATCTGAATGGAGAGAATTTAAAGGTAAACAAATTCTTAAACAAATTGAAAACTTGCAGAATGAATACTTACAATTTACTGAGTGGAATACGTTAAAGAAAGAAATTTTGTAAAAGTGAGACAACAATGTTTGACAAGATATTAAGTTTTTGTTATGATTACTTTATTGTCAAAAAGGAGAAATTAATGAAGCCAACTTCTGAAATGTATACAACTTTAACTGTTACGGAAAAAGCTGAGATTAAAACCTATGGAATGACTATTAAAGCATTATGTGACGCAATTGAAACTTCAATGATTTATGAAGGGTGTAACCCTGAGCAAATTGCAAGAAGTATGATTGTTAACGTGATGCACATGGTTGGAAATGATCCTGATGATATGTTTGATGCACAAAAAGATATTAAACGTGCGATTTTTGTCTTACAAAATTACTGCACCAATCAATATGTAGCTGTTAAATTATTGACTGAAGATGCAGATATTGCATTTATTGATGGTGATGTAGAAACTTTAATTGGTGTTCTTAGACAAGCTAAAAATGCTATGGTAAACACAGAAATTGAAGTAGGTTAAAATTAAATTATAAGTAGTAAAGTAATGCGAGTGTGGTGAAATAGGTAGACACAAGGGACTTAAAATCCCTCGCTTCCGAAAGGGGCATGTCGGTTCGACTCCGACCATTCGCACCAACTAAATAAAAGTACAATTGCGGGATAGAGAAGTAGAAACTCGTCAGTCTCATAAGCTGAAGATCGGTGGTGCAATTCCATCTCCCGCTACCAAATATGCGGGTGAAGTGTTTGTGGTTACACGGCGGTCTTCCAAACCTCAATAGATGGGTTCGACTCCCACCATCCGCTCCAAACTATAAGAAAAGGTAATATGAACACAGATATACAAAAAATATATAGTAAAACAGGTAATTTGTTTGAGGCTACGTTAATTGCTGCCCAACGTGTACGTGAATTAAGTGCAGAGCGCAAAGCAGCAGATGAAATTTCAGCACGTGAATCAGTACGATTAAATCGTGCTGTTTTTAGTCGTAAAAATGAGACAAAAACATCTCAAGCATTACGTGAAATTGAAGAAGGTATTATTGATAAAAAATACCTTATGAAAATTAAATCTAGAGTAAAAAAACATAAATTGAGGTGAAACATGAAAAAAGAAATCGATGTTTTAGAAGTACTAGAATTCCTTCAGAAATGTGGCCCTAACACTAAACTATACATCGGTTGCGATAGTGAGCGTATGAGGATAGATAATGTTTGGTACGCTGACTATATTTTAGCAGTAGTAGTACATATTGATGGTAAACATGGATGTAAAATTTTTGGCGCAGTACAACGTGAACGTGACTTCGACCAAAAAGCAAATAAGCCACGTATGCGTTTAGTTAATGAAGCATACAAGGTTGCGGATTTATATCTAAAACTTGCACCTTATGTTGAATTTGATATTGAGGTACATTTGGATATTAATCCTGATGAAAAACATAACAGCAGTATTGCAATACAAGAAGCAGTAGGTTATATTCGTGGTACATGTAATGTTATACCTATGGTAAAACCACATGCTTTTGCAGCATCAACTGCGGCTGACCGTTACAAGGAAATTGTAGGTCATCGTAAAGTAGCATAGGAGAGGTTATCCTCTCCTTTTTGGAGAGGATCATGAGCAAAAAATCTAAATCATTAAAACTTATCAATCGCAGAACTAAGGAAGAATGGCTTTGTGAAGATTTTACCAATCAAAAAAATATTGATGGTACGATGTTTGTTGAAGTGTATAAACCTGAAAACGGAAGAAAAGTATGGATGAACGTAACAAATTTAGATAAAAAACGTGTTGACAGTAAATAAGTTTTTATATACTATACACACATTAAGGATGGATACAGCAACTTTTTTACATGACTAAAGATTGAGTAATCAGTCAGCCTGTTGGGGTAAGCCAACTTTGGGCATAGGCGAGATCTATGATAGGCTTGTGATACAAAGTCCCTTGTGGTAGTGGGCAAGCAGAAAATAAATTACCGTATCGACCATCCTGTTAGTTTTTGAATGCTAACAGCAACTAAAAAAATCAAACTTGAAAATTGAAATAAATGCATTCTGTAAAGGAAAATTAAAATGGAATTTAAAACAGCAGTAGAAACTGAAGTTGATACTACTACGACAAATGGTATGGCTGCGTTTAATGGAACAGGTGATGCTCTTGTAGACTTATTCTTTAAAATTGGAGCATCACGTGGTAAAGATATAAGCGCACTATTTGAAAAAGCGTTTCAAGAATCTCCTGAAATTGCTACAAAAATTTTGCTATGGGCACGTGATGTGCGTGGTGGAGCAGGTGAACGTCAATTAGTACGTGACTTACTTTTATACATGGAAATAAACCATCCTAGTATGTTAGTACGTGTAATCCCACATATCCCTACTTTTGGGCGTTGGGACGATATGTTAATTTTTTCAACACGCACCATGAGAAACTTTGCTTATACATCAATTCGTGAAGCGTTATTAAACAATGATGGACTATGTGCAAAGTGGATGCCACGTAAAGGGCAAATTGCCGCAGAGTTGCGTAATTTTATGGGGTTGTCACCTAAAACATATCGTAAGCTATTAGTTAATGCAACTAAAGTTGTTGAAACTAATATGTGCGCTAAAGAATGGGATAAAATAAATTACTCACATGTACCATCAATTGCTGCATCTATTTACAAAAAAGCATTTGATCGTAATGACCATGATCGCTACAAAGAGTATCGTGATGGGTTAGTTAGCGGAACCACTAAAATTAATGCTTCAGCCATATACCCACATGACATAATTAAGTCTTTATCAAGTGGTATTATTGATGTGAGCATTGCACAGTGGGATGCACTACCTAACTATATGAGTGATGCTAATGTGTTGCCTATGGTTGATGTAAGTGGGTCAATGGGTTGCTCTGTAGGTGGAGCTAAAAACTTAACTTGCTTAAATGTTGCAGTGGCTTTAGGATTATATTGTGCTGACAAAAATCGTGGTGCGTTTAAGGATATGTTTTTAACATTTTCTACAAACACCAAGATTGAAATATTAAAAGGTAATATTGTTGATAAAATGAATCAAATGAATCGTGCTGATTGGTCAATGTCAACTAATCTCATGGCAGCATTTGATGCTATTCTAATTGTAGCACTTATCAATAAAGTACCTGAAGCAGATATGCCTAAGTTTTTATTGATTCTTTCTGATATGCAGTTTAATCAAGCAGTACGTGCTGATGATACCGCATATAAAGCAATTGGTAAGAAGTATGCTGATGCAGGTTATGATGTGCCTAAGATTGTATTTTGGAATTTAAACTCACATGACAATGTTCCTGTAAAGTTTAATACACAAGGTACAGCATTGGTAAGTGGTTTTTCACCATCTATCATGAAGTCTATCTTAGGAGCAAGAGATTTCACACCGTTAAGTATTATGCTTGACACTGTGAACGTTGAGCGATACAACATATTGTAAATAAAAAAGTTGATTTAGAGATGTTGCAAGTACTAGCAATAGTACTTGCATTTTTTTTTGTATTAAAGTATACTTTTAAAATTATTTAATAAATACGGATATTATGATGCGTTTTATAACAGACATGACTGATAGTTTATTAAGCTTTATAAAGGATGATCCTGTTCGTCCTGAGATACCTATTGCTTATCGTGTAGCACCAAATAGAATAATTGCCGCTACAATTGATGATGAACAACCTTCAGCAATTGTTTGTATATCGTTTCATGATTTTGTACCTGCTGAAGTAAAAGATTTAGATATCACTAGTTCACAACCTACTACTGCTGTGTTTTACACAATATGGAGTTATAAAGCAGGTAGTGGAGCAAACTTATTGCGTAAAGCTGTACCACAAATTAAAGAAAATTTTCCCTCAGTCAATCGTTTTGTTACCTTAAGCCCTAAGACTGAAATGGCTCGTAAGTTTCATTTAAAAAATGGAGCTATTGTTTTGCGTGAAAATACTGATACTATTAATTACGAATATACTACTTAATAAATTGCTAGAGATGGCTTCCTATCCTAGAATAAATAATTAAGAAGGAGATGGTCATGGAAAAAGTAGACAAAGAAGAATTAATTGAAGTATCTCAAAAGTTGATTGACATTTCCACCGAAGTAGCTTATGAGTTTGTTGTCGAAGAATTAATACCGCAACTTGATGATTTTGAATCAGAAGGTGATGATGAAGAATATATAGCAGGGTGCGCCACTTTTGTATTATTCACTCGTTTAATAGGTAAAATGAAAGAAATAGGTTATAGTATTGAGGAGTTAAGAGAACTAACTGATCAATATTATGATATGAACTATAACGACACAGTTCATTAATGCAAGTAAATTTTTTTTATAAAAATTTAAATTCATTACCTCAAAGCGAAATCATAATAAAAAATATCTGTACTCATGCAACAGATATTTTAGAACTACCTAATACCATTGATATATGTTTGTACAAGCTTGCAAAGTCAACCTATGGTGGTATTGATCGTAAAAAAATTAACCGTTTAGTATTGAATTATGATTTACCTGTTAAACAAATACCATTAATACTTACACATGAGTTAATACACATTAATCAACGATATACAGGGGTATTAGAAATAACCAAAGATGGGTGGCACATATGGCAAAAAAACTTTTATTTAAAAGCTGATCCTGAAAGCTTACCTTATGAACAATATAGTAAACTGCCTTGGGAAGTAGACGTACAATGTCGTTTATCTACCATACTGAAAAAAATTCTTGACAAAGCCTTAACCATGTGGTAATATTACTATACACTAACTTTACTACAAAGGTTTTAAATATGGATGAATACTTTCCAAAAACAGCAGAAGAATTTATTGAGTTACGTGTTTTCCTCAATAACTTACAAAATGAGTTGACAAGTTGTAATCCTAATGATATTACTCAAGAACAACTTGAAAAATATCATGAGTTGTTGGTTAACATTGAAAATGGATTAAGTTTAGCTGAATTTAATATATTAGACAATGTAAATCATGTGAATGATGCAAGTATTGCGTTAAGTAAAATTTTTGGTAAGCAAGTAAAAACAAATAATCAAGATTAAGGATATATGATGAAAGACAAGCGTAGCGAACGATTGAAAAAAGTTGTAGGCATCACTGTACACTTGGATGAAGAAAGTGGTGAACGATACGAATGTGTTAGGGTAGGTGAAGATATAGTTAAACGTATAAAATCCTCAAGACAAAATGGTTATGTATTACGTAAGGGTAAAAGTGTAAAAGAACTTACTTCAGAGTGGCAAGAGTTGCCTCAACCAATGACAAAAATTGAAGCATTTAAATTTGCTGCTTATGATCCACGTTCTAATTTTATTAGTAATTTGCAATGGGTTACTGCTTTTGAAGAAAAGATTGAAAGCATCGAAACTCGTTTACATCGTGAAGCTCATCGTAAACCTAGAATTAAAATGACTCCCGAAGAACTTCTTAATATGCTTAAACCTGTAACTACTGATATTGAGGATCAAGTTCATGTCAACATGGGATAGCAATAGTAAAACACGTTCACAAGTACGTGAGCGTCAAAAGTTTGATCCATCTAATAGTAAACATATTGAAGAAGTAATTTATTTTAAAAAACATTCAAAATGGAAAACCGTGTGCCCATTTGAAAATGAATGGCCTTGGAGTGATATACCAAGAATGATTGATGATCGAATTACACGACATTTTTTAGCTAACACACAATAATATAAGCCACCTTATGGTGGCTTTTTTATTTTTAATACGTGCTTAGAGCAGCTCGTTTCCATGCACCGTTAGCAATACATACGTAAATATTGCCTGAATCAAAGACGATTTGCCCTGGGATGCCTGGGTCAGTGCTAGCAGGAGTTGCGCTCACAGTAACAATATTACCTGTTACATATTGCCCTGATACATTACCTGTTAATGAAGCGTTTAAAGATCCAACAATATTACCACCTGCATAGATATTGCCCTGAGTGCTAATACCGCCATTAACCTGTAGGGCACCACTTGTTGTACTTGTTGCAGGTGTTGTTGCAACCACATTAGCTAATGTTGATACAACAATAGAATTAGCATTAACAATGTTAATATTACCTGTAGATACAACAGCAATATTAGATCCTAAATTACCAACGTTTGCATTACCCGTTACTGACAATATACCTAAGCTACTTACATTGCCACCTGTAATGTTGCCATTGGCTGTGATAAACCCACCTGTAATTAGGTTACCTACATTGGCATTTGCTGTAACAACTAAACTTGATAGTGTACCAACACTTGTAATATTTGGCTGAGCGTTAGTAGTTAATGATCCTGTTACCACGGTAAATACGCCCGTAGTAGCACCAATATTTCCTACGTTAGCATTACCAACTGCTGAAATAATACCTGCGGAAATTAAGTTACCTACGTTAGCATTACCAACAATATTTGCTATACCATTTGATGTAATATTTGCAGCAATAAGATTACCACCTACATTAGCAAAACCATTGGATATAATATTGCCACCTGTAATGGTGCTTGTTGCTAAAATGACATTGTTTGATGTAATATTTGCAGCAATTAAATTACCACTTATATTTGCAAAACCATTGGAAATTAGATTACCACCTGTTATCGTTGTTATAGCACTCATCGAACTATTTGAGTTAACGACACCACCTGTAATAGTTTGTGATGCACCAATATTTGAATTAGCAGTGAAGTTATTTGCAATGACAAAACTTACTGCAGTAATATTTGCGTTAGAAGTAAGATTGCCACCTGTTACATTGCCTGTTGCACCTACTACACCACCTGTAGTTAAATTGCCACCTGTAATATTTCCTGTGGCTATAATTAATCCTGATGTGCCTAAATTACCAACATTAGCATTACCAACAATGTTACCTGCACCACTGACTTGCAGATTGCCAATATTTGCATTAGAGGTAACTGTCAAGAATCCTGAGGTAGATAAATTACCTGCGCTAGCATTGCCCACAACAGTTAATGATGAAAGATTACCTACACTAGTTACGTTAGGTTGTGCTGCTGTTGTCAACGTTCCTGTTAATAATGAAGCACCAATGGTACCACTGTTTGCATAAATGTTAGCATTACTTACAATGTTTGCGTTAGCTTGTATTACACCATTGGCAATCGTAGTTGCGGTAATTGTTAGGTTACTTGTTGTAAGAAGTACATTAACGTTTACATTATTGACCGATGAAATATTTCCTATAGCAATTGAGTTACCAAGTGTGGTAATGTTAGGTTGACTACTACTATTAGTATCAAATGCTCCACGCAGTAATGAACCACCCACAGTGCCTGTATTTGCCCATACATTGGCATTTGCAAAAACATTACCTGCAACTACTGATGCTGTAGTTTGTAAATTGCCACCTGTAATATTTCCTGTTGCAAATACAACACCTGTCGTGGTAATATTACCACCACTTAAGTTACCTGATACTGTTAAGTTTGAACTGATATTTGCGTTAGTAGCATTAAGTTGATTGACGTTAGCGTTACCTGACACAACCATATTAGCTATGTTAGCAATACCTGTGATGTTTGCGTTAGAGTTTGCAATAAGGTTTCCTGCTACAACATTTGCACTGACTGCAATACCTGTACCCAAGTAATTTAAAGCACGTAAGTTGCCGTAACTATTAAACAGGTATACACCACTATTAGCTGAAGTTTCAGATACATTACTACCCAAAGCAAACTCAGAGTTACCTGTATCCCAACCCATAAATGCGTCGATAGGTATACCATTATAATAATGTAAGATTAGTCCACGATCTTTGCCATCATTAGTTGTCAATGGTGCACCGTTTGCTCCACCACCTAATTCAATCGTAGGATCTTGAATATAATAAACATTACTGTTTATATAATTCATGTTACCCATTACGGTTAAGTTGCCACCAATTACTGCATTACCCGCAACACTTAAATTAGATAATGTTCCAACACCTGTAATATTTGGTAAATTATTTGCCAATCTAAAATAAATGGTACCTGCACTTGTAATTTGTGCGCTAGTAGCTCCGTTTGGCACAGGATTTGTCGTTGACATTAAAATATCACCATTACTCATGGTTTCTACTAATGTTACCGTACCACCTCCACCACCACCGCCACCTGTTAAGGTTAATATAACTTCACCTGTTAGCGTATTAGCAATACCAATACCTGTAGTACTATTACCGATTGCTAAACCTGCACCCACGGTTAAACGTGTGACTCCTGTATTTGTTATCGTAACATTACCCGATGTGGTGATTGGACCACCTGTTACGCTAATACCATTACCATTGACAAACCCAATATTCGTTACTGTACCTGCGTTACCATTGGCTACATTAGTGACACGTCCATATTGGTCAATAGTTATATTTGGAAAACGATAGGTACCTGCTGTAACACCACTGTTAGCTAAACCAATAATAAAGTTTGCATTACCTGCTGTTTGTAGTGTAACATTTGGGCTAACATTGACTCCTGTGGCTGCTGTAATACTTACACCTGATAATGAACTACCACCATTACCGTTTCCGCCCCCTACAGCGGTAATTTGTACAATACCAAGACCTAAATTGCTTACCGATATATTGTCCCCAGGTATTATCTGCCTTACCCCTGTGTTTTCAATGACAAGTGATGAGTTACTAACTGCTGTAACACTTACCCCGTTACCTCCGTCGATTGTTTTCCATTGACTTGCTTGGTTTGAAATCGCAGAGAAGTTATTCTGTGCTTTATTAAATGCTAACCACAAACTATCACTGTTGGCAATTTGATTAGGTTGCCCTACATTAATGTTAGATAGTGTGATATTTGATGAAGTTGCCATTATTCTTTATCCTATATCAGGTATTTATCCCAATATTAGATTAGAATGGACTGAAACTACTCCCACATCCACAAGTTGTTTGAGCATTAGGATTTTTGATAATAAATTGACTACCTTCTAAATTACTTCGATAATCTATTTCCGCACCTTCTAAGTATTGAGCAGACATGGCATCAACCACAACTTCAATACCATCAAAATGTAAACTAAAATCATCTTCTTGCGTAGGGTCATCTTCTAGTGAAAATCCATATGAAAATCCACTGCAACCACCACCTTGTACGTAAGTTCTAAGTTTCATTGGTTTAGGTTCTTCAGATAATATTTCTTTTACTTTTTTTATAGCAGATTCTGTTAGTGTAATCATTTTATTTTTTGTAAGTAATCCATAAAGTTTTCATGTCTATCTTTTAATCCATATAGAGCAGGATTAATAAATTTAGTCACTGCAGCAGTATCAGAGAAATTTTTTACATAAGGTTTTACACGTGTTGACCAATACCACAAGGCAACTTTTGCGGATAGCACCATATCTGTTTCTAATTTTTTACGATTAAGTGCTGCTAATTTTTCAGCTTTTTTATCTTTTGGGTTAGGGTTAACAAACATGATACCTAAAGCATCACCCGCAGCTTTGTAATTATCACGTCCTGTAAGTTGTATAAACCCACGTCCTTTGTATTTTTCGCCATCGCCTGGGGCTTTGTTGCCTAAAATTTTTGCTGTTTTTGGAGCATGTTTTGGATCATATTTTTTAAAATAATCTTTACCCTGTGGTACTTCACGTAACTTTTTAAAATCCCAACTTTCATGCTGCATTTGTGCTAAAAATTGAGCCAATTCAATACCATGTAATCCTGAATTAACTGCTATTGTGTACAACGCATGTTCATTTGGTGTAAGTGGTTTATATTCTTTTTTTACTTGTTTTTGTTTAACTTGTGGTGCTTCTTTTGGCTGTGGAGCAACCTGACGAATTGGTTCTGATGGTTGAAACGTTTTTACTTGTTGTTTAGGTTGAACTTGAATAACTTGTGCTGCAGGTTGAGGAGGAGTTTTGTCACCTTTATATAAATTAGCACCATGAAATCCTAGCCCTGCAATAGGTATGGCAGCAGCAACAACCTCACGCCAACCTTCATCGACATGTTTATTTTCAAGTATAAATTCAACTGCTCTCATTCGCCCCCACCATCTCCACCACCGTCACCACCAATATCAGTTATAGCTAAAGGATAACCAAAATATCCATATGCTCGATTCACTTTTTTACGTTTTTTCTTACGCTCATCAACCTGTACATCTTCATTCTTTTTTCTTCCTTGGCAATGAGCACGTTGACTAAACCCTTTTGGGTTATTACAATTAATAGAGCGTTTATATTTTGTGCTCCATTTTTCTGTTATAAATTCTTTAGCTCTCATCTGTATGCCTCACCCCAACGTGCATTGATTACGTTCCAATTGATTAGGCGAAATATATTTTCTAAATATTTTTTCTTATCAGTGCCATAATCTAATATAAAAGCATGTTCCCACATGTCAATAAGCAATAAAATATCATCACGTACTTCATGGTTATGGATAGATTTAATGCTACCATCACGTGCTAAGTAAATCCAATTACTACCTTGTAGCTTCATTGCTTCTATTGCAATTTGTTCTACAAAGTTTTCATAACTTTTAAACTTAGTTTTAATAAATCCGCCAATCGGTCCATTAGCTACATTATTGGTACGTGGTTCACGATATTGTGCAAATAGCGTATTATGTAAAAAGTAACCTGCATAATTAAATTCAGGATCACCTTCATCTTTATTATAGCGTTCTGTATAACCATGTGCTAGTTTTAGATGCAAGTTCATTGCGTCTGATGATAATACAGGCGCAAATTGAGTATTTTTAAAAGCTAACGGAACAATTTCAATTTGTTCGATTTTAGCTTTTGCTTCAAGTAATGTAATTAAATCCCTCATCTAATTATTTAGCCTGAGGGGTTTAGTGTCGCCTTGTTATTCTACCTTTAGTAAAATCATAGGGACTAAATTCTAGTGTAACGGCATCACCAAGTAAAATTTTAATTTCGTTTTTACGCATTTTACCACTTATATAACCTATTACAACTTGTCCGCTTTCTAATTTAATCCTAAACATAGCGTTAGGTAATACTTCTACTACAGATCCCTGTAAGGGTATGGTTTCTTCTTTTGCCATTAGTTTTTTAATGTTTTAAACATTTCTTCAGTTGATAATAGTTCTTGTTCAAGAGCATGATATTCTTCACTTAATTGTTTGAGTTTTTCCCACCGTTTTTCCAAATCAGGATTTACATGTAGTATACCCAAACGCTTTTCAATACTTTCTAAAGTTTTATTTAAACTTTTACCTTTTATATTAATATCACCGTCGAAATTAGCATCACCTTTAACCTCAAGGCTAGGTGAATTCCAAGACAAATTACCACCACTGCCACTTGTTAAAATAGCTCCCGTAAGTGCATTTCCAAGTAAACCTGCACCGCTAGAACCACCACCGCCGTTGACAGGAAGATTATAAGTAGTGGTCTGTGATGTAGTAGTACTATTTTGATAAGGTAAAATTGAACTTAACTGTGATGTAGATAATGGACTTAAAGATGTTATAGTGGATAACGATCCTATACTGTTTGCTGTATTAAGCCAAGGATACAAATCAGCCCAAGAATTAGCTGATACACTAATTGTATCTTCATAAGTTTCAGTAATTGATATTTTATCTAAATTATCAATAAGTTCTTTTATATCATCATTTGTTACTGTATTTTTTTCAGTATCCATCTACCTTTATCATCCAAATTAAAATCAATAGTGTCACCTTCTTTCCAACCTAGACGGTTTAATAATTCAGGTGGTATGGGCATAAATAAATCCCCATTTTCATCTTCATGAGTAATTACTTCAAAGCGTGGTTCAGATTTATTTTTTGACATATACCCTACTTATAGGACAATATAATCAGCGATTTTTTTTACTTTCTAAAACTGCCAATTTAATTTCTTGATCATGAACTTCTTCATGTATACTCTTTACGGTATATTCTATATCAGAAACTTTATTTTTCAAGTGGTCTAGGTCAGTTTTTACACCTGAAAGTATCCTATTTTGTTCGGTGTGTTGATCGTTAGCTTTTTTAATATTAGTATTAACACGCTCAAACCACATCTTACCTTGAATCCATGCACCACCCAAAGTAAAAAAGAAAAGCAGCAGCATCCAATCTTCTTGAATTGTTTTCAAGATTTCTAGGATATCCATGATTTATAAATCCCAACTTTTATTGTGCCATTTTTTAACGACATCATAATTAATGTTTAACAAAATGCTTATATTTTTTAAGCTCTTGTTTTGCTTTTTCATCATAATTATAGTATCATATTGATCTTTACTTAATGATCTTCTTGTTAAAGCTCTTTTAGTAATTTGATCAGAATTCCACTTTACCCAAGGTTTTTTCTTGCCTTTGTGGGACATTGAAATTTTGTCTATAGTTTCAGAAGTTTGAGTTCGTGATTTAAACTTAGCAATAGTTTCTTTACTTTTTGGTTTACCTTTCAAAGCTATACTTCTTTTAAGGTTCGATGCTTCTGACATTACAATTCCATTATTGCCATCACCACCAAGTGTTAAATTATATCCATTATTAAATGTATCAAATTTTTCAATAAACTCTATTTCTTTTTTTTGTGCACACCCATGTTCTTCAACTTCAAAAAGAATTTCTTTATTCCAACAATCAGTACCATATTTTCTAATTGCGTTATAAAATTTTCTATTATCTAAATTTTTATTACTTAATTTACAATGTTGATCCCACCTTTTTTCAAGGGAAAATTTTGTATAACCAATGTAAGACTTATTAGATATAAGATTAGTAAATTTATAAACAATAAACATATTATTTTTCACCAAAATTTACAACTCCAATATCTTGCACTTGTTCTATCTTTTGCAGTGGAACAGTTATGTCTAGCTCTAAAAGATTTTCTTCTATTTGGGTTTGATTTTTTTATTTTCATTTTTTTGTCGCCAAAGTTTACTTTGACAACATTTCCTTTAGGATTTTTGACATAAACTGATCTTTTTTTAGGACCATCAGGAGTTAAAAATGGTTTTCCTAAACTAACTTCACGACCTTGGTACTTAGCTTCTTCCATATCTTCGGATTCGTGTAAAGGTAATTTTACAAATTCCATAATATGACGCAATGTTACAGCATCAGCGTGTATGACAATACCATCTTCAACAACTTCAGATACAGTAGTTTCAACTAAAATATCACCTAATTCTAGGTCAAATTCGTCACCCTCACGGATATCATCATCTACTGCAATGTCCCAAATTTTCATGGTAAACCCCTTGGTAATATAAAATATTTATCCTATTTTTCGGATTTACCTTCTTTCTCTTTTTGAGCATCCTTTTCTTTTTGTGCCGCATTAGTAGCATTAGCTTGTTGTGCACCTGCCAACGCTGCTTCACGTCCTGTACCTGCCAACATGATACCTGACAATGTACCACACAAGAATGTTGCCACAGGAATGATTAATTCAAAGAATTTACTATCAATCGGGCTAATAGCATCTAATGGTTGAGTAACAAACATTATACTATATAATACAGTAAACACAATACCAATTAAGGTAAGTGCTAAACAGCTACCAATGAATACTTTCAAACGTACCATTAATTCTGTTTCTGTATAACGTTCACCGTTTTTACTTACTTTTTGTGCGTCCATATCGTTCATTTTTTACACTCCACAACTTTTTTGTTAAAAACTTGTTCAGGGCAATCATGGTTGACTTCACAAACAGGTTTAATACAACGCTCAGTGCCCCAATTAGAAGGATCTTGGCAAGGATAACGATATCTTGCTTCACACCCAACTATAACCAATGAAAATAATAATATTATTATTGTTTTAATCATATTTTTTCCACTTTAAATTTTTAGTTTTTTCTTCAATAGGTTCTTCATATATTTTTTTATTAGTAATGTATTTGTCAATTAATGCGTTACCAACCCATGCTGCCATATATCCTGCAAAATACCATTCACTAAATCGTTCTTCTACAATCAGATATACAAATCCCCATGTTGACACAATCCATGCACCAAACCTTACAAACTTTTTCTCATCTATTTTGTTATCTACGCAAATAAGATCTTTTAGGTCAATGTTACTTTTACTATCTCTATGCCAAACATATAGAATAAAAACAAGAAAAACTACAACTAAAACTAGTATGCCATTCAATCCTAGTTGTACTTTATTAATGTCTGACCAATCAATCATGTTGTTCTTTTATAAATATTTATTAAAATTAGGAATAATTATGCCACGAAAAATACAACAGCGAGTCGAACTATCTAGGTATCAACAAATCTTACTATGGATAAAAAGCAAACCTCTTTATACTTTTATTATCATACTATCTTTAATATCGTTAATATTAATATTAAATTTGTCTACCAAATCACCTCCAAAAGAACCTGTTTTAGAACCACAACAACAAGTAGTGACTGTAAACCCGTTAAGCTCAATAGAGTCGCAAATTGAAAAACAAAATCTTTTAATACAAAAACTCGAAACCCAAAATACAGTTTTAGAAAACAACATTAAACTACTAGAAAAAAGACTTCAAGCTCATACAGACGTAATGAAAAGAATATGCGAATACATAGTTATTATTACTATTGATAAAAAACTAGTACCAAGACAATGTTTAATTGAATATAAATGGACTAAAGAAGAAGGGCAATAATTATCTATTAGCTAGTGGATTATCAAGTGCTTTTTTAAGATCCTCATTAATCTTTTTATCTAACGCTTTTAACTTAGCATCTACTTCTTTATTATTTGCAGTTATTGCTTTAGTGTTTTCTGCAGCCATACGATTAATCTCTTTAGTAGCACCATTTAACGCCGCATCAGAAGCTTTTTGTATGTTACGTACATCAGTCTTTACTTCAGCTACTGTTTTATCAAGCTCACGTTGTTGATCTTTATTTCTTCGTTCTACATCTTCAACAGTTTTTTCTAATCGACGAATGTCGTTCTTTAAATCATTTTTAATATCACGTGTATATTCTGCTGTTTTATCACTACCATCTTGTACAGCTTTCTGTGTCTTATTAGCATTTTCTTCAATCAATGCTAAACGTTTGTCAAATTCAGTCAAATCAGGTGCAACATATTCAGCAATCTTTTTCTTCATACCCATGTAATCTTTATATACTTCGAAGGTTCCATATAGTCCACCTAATATGGATGATACCAAAGTAAAGGCTACCATAAGCTTAGCAGGTGTAAATTCATACCCACCTATACTAATTACAGTATCTGCACTAGCATACTTTTTTACTGCTGCTTGTGCCTCATCAATTTTTTTGTTTACATCTTTAATTTCTTCAGTCATTTTTATCTCCTATATTGTTGATCGACCATTTCCTGATGTAATCGATCACTAGCCAATTGTCGCAATGCTCGTACATTATCAACTGTACGTTGATTACGATAAATCTCCTTTGGTGCATAAAATGCAACATCTCTTAATGCAACATTATAAGCATTAAAACCAACAGGTGTTACAGCAATTGAATTAATAGATACACCACCCGCAGCATCATTATCTTGCACACTTGGCTTTACTGCTGCTGTATTAACTTCTTCTTTCTTATCTTCAACCGTATTTTTTGTTTCAATAATAGAATTAATTGGATCAGCCTTATTAGTGAGAAAACTTGTTGACAATGTTGGTGTTTCTGTTACCTGATTTGCCAAAGGATTAATTAAAGTATTTTGATTAATACTTGCTGTATTAACGCTTGTACTTTGTAAATTTTGTTGTGTCATAGTTTGTAATGGTGCAAATACTGATACAGTAGTTTCAGTTTGGACTAAATTATTTGTCATACTCAAATTACTTGATTGAGTTTTGATAGTTGGTTGTTCAGTTGTCAATAATTGCGCTGTAGCTTGATTATTTTGCATTGGGTTTTGTATAATATTAAATTGTTGTGTAGCATTAGGTAATTGAAAGGCATTTAATGTTGTAGCGGTAGGAGTTACAAATAATGATAAAGATTGCTGACCCTTATTATCTTTGGTCGCTACGTCCATACTAACTTGATGTTGTTGCGTGGAACTTTCTTGACTTAAACGAACTGCTCTGCTAGCAACTTGTTCTGCATTTTTAACTGTTTGTTTAGTAACATTGTCATTTTCATTGATAGCATTTTTTGAAGCATCCATAGTAAGCTTTTCTTCTTTAGCTTGATTATCTTGTATTTTGATTAATGTATCTACTAATTTGTCCATTGAATTATTAATTGGTTCTTCATGATGTACGTTTTCATTTACACCCTCTTCTTTTTGTGCTAAATCAAACTTTTCATCTTTAGGTGGATTATTTTTGTTTTGGTCATTTTCAGGCGGTGGTAAATCATTTGATGATGTACTTGGTGATGAAGTAGTTGATGTTGTAGTAGTTGAAGAATTTTTTTCTAATTCTTTCATAAAATTTGGACACTCAGGACTGTACAATGGATTTTTTATACAAGGATCAGGTTTATATTTTAATTGAAAGTTAATGTTGGTGATTTCAGGTCCGTACGGTCCTGCCCAAAAATTATTATCCCCACCCACAAAACCAAATCGTACATTACCAACATCATTAGGTCTATATTCTTTTGACCAATTTTTTTCATAACTAAAAGTTGTCCAATTATGAATATAATTTAAGTTCCAATAAAAATTTTCAAGTACTTTAGAATTACTTTTATCATATAAATTAACATAAGCTGATAGTTGATCTAATCGCCCATCATCCCATCCATTACCATTTTTACTCATCCAACTAAATTTAAAACCTGTCGTAATTAAACCTGTTCCTGAATTAGGTAAAGCTTTTGCAACATTTACATTTTGAAATGCATCAGCAATACCAAAACTAAAATTTAGCCCATTAGGACCAAAACCATTCGCATAGGGTAGAGGACCACAGTAGCCTGGGTCGCTTGGTGCCCAACAAGTAATAGGTTGATTGATTGTGCCAACATTTTGCCATGTTGATGTTACTGCTGTAGCTGAGGCAGTATTGTTGACCAAACTACTTGTTACACTTTCAGGTACTTGAGCATGCAATGATGTTACGAAAGTGTACGTCAACATACAAACAACAAGCTTTAATTTGTTGATCATTGGTTATTAACCTCAGCTACCGTTTTATAATCATACTTTGGAATTTTATTAGGATTTGCTTCCCATAATGCCTTAGCTTTTTCACCAATTTGACCTTCATATGGACATGGTGTACCCGCTGCCATCATAGCTTCCCATACACGTCGATCTTGACACATGGTTGCTACTGCTGCTACTTTCATACCCATATCATACAAAGTTTTACTTAACTTCAAACGTTCACAATTTAAATCACGTGATGTGCCACCAAAAGCTGCACCAAACAATTGTGTTTGCAATGCACCACTCTGTCCTGTAGTACACAAATCTTGTCCACCACCACTCATCATTGCAGGTGCTATAGCTGTTGGAGGAGGTTGTATTACTTTTTGCGTAATATTAGTATCGTTAATATTACGATTAGTCATATCACCTTGTTGAATATTTGTATTAACACTCGTACTGTTATTATTGTTTTGATTGATATTTGTTGCGTTAGATGTTGTAGTGTTAATGTTCCTATTAGTCATGTCTCCTGTTTGTACATTATTGATATTACTTGTAGCATTACTCGTTGTTACATTGTTGTTATTGTAAGTCATTGTGCCTGTGTTTTCATTTTTGTTTACATTAGTGCTTGTGCTTAAATTATTGTTGTTATAGGTCATCGTTCCACTGTTTATGTTTTCATTTTTATTTGTGGCTGTAGTAACATTGTTGTTATTGTAAGTCATCGTTCCACTATTCACATTGTTATTATTATAAGTCATTGTACCTGTATTTTCATTTTTGTTAACATTAGTACTAGTAGTGTTGTTATTATTATTGTATGTTACTGATCCTGACATACGATTATCATTAACATAAGTTACAGACCCACTCATATTATTATTGTTGTTGTAAGTCACGGATCCTGACATACGATTATCATTGATGTTTGTTGCAGTACCACTTTGTATGTTAGTGTTCACTGTAGTGCTTTGGCTATTATTGTTATTGTTGTTTGTATTAACAGAATTGCTATTAACAGTACTAGTGGATATAGCATTTGATGTGCTAGTGCTAACATTGTTAGTGGTTACTGTGCTTGTACTATTACTCGTGGAATTAGTATCAACTAAACTCCTACCACCATCATATGTTCCATTGTTGATTAAATTGGTATTACTTGTTGTAGTGCCATTGGTAGTGCTTTGAGTGCTAGTATTTGTTTGTGCAAATACAGTAGACATTAATAAAGCTGACCAAAGGATTGTTATTATTTTTTTCATTCTCAGTTCCTTTGAAACGGTCATATGTATTTAGGGCTGAATATGTACTAAATACTAGTGGTAGTTAATACATAGGAGGGCAAAAAAATGCTTGAAATTCTTTTATGGCTAGCAATTGGTGCATTTGTTGGATGGAATTTTCCACAACCATTTTGGGCAAAAATGATTCAAGATAGAATTACAGGTTTTATAAACAAAGGAAAGACCAATGAGTGAACAAAAACAAGAAGTTAAACCTCTTTCACGTAGCGAAAAAGAAGCTAAAATCAAAGACAAAGCAGGATTTGTAATTGTATTTCTTGCAGCTATTTTAGCAATTAACACGATGCTAGGTGGAAGTAATAGTAGTAAAATACAAAATAATACGATACAAGCCAACAACATGTGGGCATGGTATCAAGCAAAAAATGTTCGTGGTGTACTTTATGAAATCAGTGCTGCTGAAGCTTCAAAGCCTGAAAATAAAGAAAAGTTTTTAGCTGAAGCTAAACGCATGAGCGACGATAAAAAAGAAATTCAAGAAAAAGCTAAGGCACTTGAAGCAGAACGTGATGCTGCTAAACAAAAATCTCCATGGTTTACATGGGGTGGTAGCACGTTGCAAATCGCCATTGTTTTATTAACAGCAAGTATACTAGCAGTTAGTATGCCTATGTTTTGGATTAGTTTAGTGGTTGGTGTATTCGGTAGCTTATTTGTAAGTCAAGCTATTTGGATGTGGATACCGTTTTTAATTTTATAATTTAAAGCCCCTTAAGTGGGGCTTTTTAATATCCAAATCTACTTCTCTCTGCATTCCAATTTTGTGTAACTTGTGATGCATTCAATGCTGTAGAATATATTCTTGCGACAGCAACTCTGCCTGGGAAAAAGTTAATATTATCAACATCACTACTATCCCATCGACGTGCAATTCTTACTTCACCACCTGATTGAGGAGTACCTGAGTAAGTAGTTTGAGAATTTAAACTATTATTAACATATAACTTTATTGTAGCACCATCATAGGTACCTACTAAATGATACCATACATTTAGTGTAGGTGTAAACCCACTTACATTTCGCCATGCACCATCGTAAAAACCTACAGTTAAATTATAGTTAGTTGGTGCATTATTCGTGCCTAAGCTATAATTTAAATTACTAACACCATTAAATTGATTACAAATGATCGAAGTGATTTTTGTTGGAGAAGTCAAATTCGACGTAACCATTGTCCACGATTCCACTGTCCAATTAGTTAAACTCCCTATGTTTGGAACTGTTGCATACTCAAATGCAGTGGGGTCAAATGAAAAATAAGTAGGAGAGGCTGACGTATAAGTTGGCGTATTAAATAGTGTAGCGTTAGACCCGTTAGAAGCAGTCCATGACGTTCCGCTACCTGAATAATTTTGTGCATTTAAGTATAGTGAAAGATTAGTAGTTACAATGTTTTGAGATGTTACAGGTTTAACATTGTTTATCATTAAGTTTACTATACCTGTCATTTTATAATCCAAATCTAGTTTTAGTAGCGTTATAATTTTGTAAAATATTTGCAGGTGATAAACCTGAAGTATAAAAGAAACATGCTCCTATTTGTCCATTTAAGTACAATGAACCTACACCTGCTCCAATATAACCTAGATATAACGGATTACTTTCAGTATAAGTGTCACTTCCGTGTGCTGTGCTAATGTATTCAGTTGTATTGACATAAAATTTTGTTGTATTCGCAGTGGATGTAATTTGGGAAATAAAAGTAAATAAGTACCATGTATTTGTTGTAACAGTTAGTGTAGAATCTGAAATTTTTTGTACCGAAGCTCCATTAGTGGTACATCTTATTACACCTGCATTGCTGTATAACCCACCCCAATAACCATCAAAACTAAAACTATTTGATAACTTGCCAAATACAGGCACTTGTGATCCTGCTCCTGCTAAGCTATTAAACTTTACCCATACTTGTATTGTCCTTTGCTCAGTAGTACTAAGGGATAACGAGGCATTATTTGGTATACTGACTGTATTACTTGATCCATTAAAGGTAAAAATACCGCCATCTGTTGCACTATATGTTGCGCCGTTTATTGTTGCATTATTAGTGCCTTGCAGGTCAAACCAAGTAGTCCCCGTCTTAGGGTAACTACTTGGATTACTTGCATCCAAATTCATGAATAAATTTGATGTTACTATACCACTAGGGACAACAGATTGCTTTACATTGTTGATAACTAGCATCATTGTGCCCGTCATTAACTTACCCCTGTACCATTAATAAACCATGTATCACTAGCTACTTTTAACAATGTCGCCATTCCGTATGTACCTACTACACGATTAGCTGCAGTGCTATTTCCTGCCATATATAGCGTTACACCACTTGCTGCATTAACTAATACATTTCCTGCTGCTTGTACAACAATACTAATTGCAGTACCCGTAGCAAATGATGTTGTTGCATTATTTGGAATAGTTAATGTTAAGTTTCCTGCAGTAGTTGAATAGTAGTGCTTACCTGCATCACTTGCTGCTATGGTTACATTACTTGCTGCAACTTGTGGCACATCACGATAACCAATTGCAAAACCATTTACGTTAGAATTAATATTACCTGCACTGATATTACCTGTAACTGTTAAGGATGTTAATGTGCCAACACTTGTAATGTTAGGTTGTGCTGCTGTGGTTAACGTACCCGCAACTAATGATGCGCCAATCGTTCCACTATTAGCGTAAACATTTCCAAATGTTCCATTACCTGTTACACTTAATGAAGTTAACGTACCAACACTAGTTATATTTGGTTGAGCATTTGTTGTTAATGTGCCTGTTAATAATGACGCACCTATTGTTCCACTATTTGCGTAAACATTTCCAAATGTTCCATTACCTGTTACACTTAATGAAGTTAATGTACCAACCGATGTAACATTTGGTTGTGCTGCTGTGGCTAAAGTACCTGTAAGTAAAGTTCCACTAACATTACCTGCACTGACATTACCTGTCACTGAAAGTGATGTTAACGTACCAACCGATGTAATATTAGGTTGTGCATTAGTTGTCAACGTACCTGTTAATAATGTGCCACTTACATTACCTGCGCTAACGTTTCCTGTTACTGAAAGTGATGTTAACGTACCAACCGATGTAATATTAGGTTGTGCATTAGTTGTCAATGTTCCTGTTACAAAATTTGCAACAGCTAAATTACCAAGTTGTGCATTACCTGAACGAATATTAGCAAGTGTATTAATGGTTACTACTTCACTTGCTATAGTTACATTTGAACCAAATGATATTTCAGTATTGCTTACATCCCAACCCATCCATGCTACTTTAGCTGATGTGTCATAATAATTTAATGCAGTACCAACATCCTTACCACTATTAGACGAAGGTGCAGCACCATTTGGACCTTTTTGTAACTGAATAATTGGGTCTTCTACCGATAAATCAGTAACATTAACGTAAACAATATTACCTTCAACAGTTAAATTACCACCAATTACCGCATTTCCACTTACGTTTAGGTTAGTCAATGAACCAACTGTAGTAATGTTTGGTTGACTTGCAGTTGTTAACGTGCCCGTTAGTAAGGATGCACTAATTGTTCCACTACCTGATATATTATTTCCTGTAATGTTACCGTTACTATCACGTACAACAACTGTACTCGCCGTTGCAGCAGTTGCTGTGTCATATCCATCTAATAATTCTGCATTAAGGTTAGCTACTTTAGTTGTACTTGACACTACTAATGGTGCAGTTCCTGTAGCAACTGTTGAAGTAAGTTGGCTTGTTACAGTGACATTATTACCACTGAATACATTAGCATTAACATTACCGTTACTATCACGTACTACTACAGTGCTTGCGGTGGCTGCTGTTGCTGTGTCATAACCATCTAAGTAATCTGCATTTAAGTTAGTTACTTTGGTTGTACTTGATACTACTAATGGTGCAACACCTGTGCCAACATTTGATATAAATTGTGGTGTAGTAATACTTGAAGATACATTAAAGATTGTTCCTGATACATTTCCTACTGTAAGATTTCCTGTGCTACTATTAGCAGTGAATACTACTCCTGTGCTACCACCTGCATCTTGATAGAATATTCTAAATGCATTACTACTATCACTATCTAAGTTCCATGTAGAATTAGTTTGATTTACAACATTAGTTGTATTTTTCCAAGCTAGTACTAATTGACCACCTTCAGTAGATCCACTATATGATTTAGATACAAGATATCCATTTGCAACAATGTTATTGTTAGCATTTAAGTTACCAACTACATTAGCATTAGCAGGTGTGGTAAACAAATTAGAAGCTTTGTCAAAAGTAAATCCTGCTGCTCCAACAAAGTTTCCTGTACCATCACCAATCTGTATTTGTGTATTGGCACCGTTTGATGTACCATTACCTGTTAATATAGCAGTACCTTGTGCCCAAACTAAATTACCTGTACCATCAGTTTGTGCATACTGACCATTTGTGCCACCAAGTATTTTAACATTACTAATATTACCTAAGTTGGTAATACCTGCAACATTTAAATTACTTGTAACATTAGTACTGCCTGATGCATTTAAGCGAATTGTATCAGTTGGGTTATCAGTTACCGTAATTTCTAGAACAGTATCATCGCCTGATCCTGTGCCATAGTACTTAATTGATGCTCCATCACCTGTATTACCTACAGGGTTATCAGGGAAAATAATACCCGCATTGCCACTACCTGCTGTTGGACGTAATGTACCTGTGACATTGTTTGCTGAGAGATTACCCGTTAAGTTAAAATAACCCGTTGCTGTAATATTAACAACGTTGGCAATACTTCCTGTAATAGTAACATCATTGGTTATTCTAGTACCACCTGAAGCATTGAGTAAGATAATATCATCTGCATCATTTACTACATTAAGTTCTAATATAGTAGACTCACCTACGTTTGCATAGTACTTAATTGAGGCTAAGTCACCCCCACCCCCGCCAGGGTCAGGCGGGAATATAATTCCTGATGATGAACCGCTACCACCCGTTGGACGAATTGTACCACTTACATTGTTACCATTAATGTTACCATTACTATCACGTACAACAATGGTTTCTTTAGTTGCGACACCGTTAGCATATGCGCTAGTATCAGGTGTAATTGATGTTGTATAATTGTCAACAAAATCAACGTTTAAATTACTTACTTTGGTGACACTTGTTACAACAATAGGTGATGTACCATTGGCAACATTAGAAATAAATTGTGGTGTTGTAATACTCGTACCTGCTAGTACTACACCACTTGTTCCAAGATTACCCACATTCGCATTACCTGTGACATTAGCAGTACCTGCAATGTTTGCACCTGTTGATGTCAATACTAATCTCTGTCCGCCAACTGCATTAATTGTTACATTGCCATTATTAGTAATTGCGATGTTACTATTACCATTTTGTAATAAACCACTATTGATTGTGGTAATATTACCTGTTGTTATAATAGCTGTAGTCGTACCAATGTTACCAATGTTTGCGTTACCCACAATATTAGCAGTACCTGCCACATTAACACCTGATGATGTTATAGTTAATTGTGAATTTGCGTTAGCTGCTACAAAGAATGTATGATTACCACCACTTGCAATGGTATGATTACTTGTACCATTTTGTATTAAACCACTATTGATTGTTGTAATATTACCTGTAGTAATTATTGCTGTATTAGTACCAAGATTACCTGTGTTGGCATTGCCTGTTACTGATAATGCACCACCTGTGACTAAATTACCACCTGTTATATTACCTGTTGCTACAATTAACCCTGCAGTGCCTAAGTTGCCTACGTTTGCATTACCAACAATATTAGCAGTACCTGCCACATTGACACCCGTAGATGTAATAGTCAATTGTGAGTTTGCATTAGCTGCTACAAAGAATGTATGATTGCCACCACTTGCAATCGTGTGATTACTTGTACCATTTTGTAGTAAACCACTATTGATTGTGGTAATATTACCTGTAGTAATTATTGCTGTATTAGTACCAAGATTACCTGTATTAGCATTACCTGTAACACTTAGTGCACCACCTGTTACTAAATTACCACCTGTTATATTACCTGTAGCTACAATTAATCCTGCTGTACCTAGGTTTCCTACATTAGCATTACCTAATACATTGGCAGTACCCGCAATGTTTGCCCCTGTAGAACTTAAAGTAAGCTGTGATGTTGCATTGCCTGTAACAAAGAATGTGTGATTTCCATTGGCTGCGATGGTATGGTTACTATTGCCATTTTGTAACAATCCGCTATTAATTGTGGTAATATTGCCTGTTGTAATAATAGCTGTATTGGTGCCAATGTTACCTGTGTTTGCGTTACCTGTGACGTATAATGCACCACCTGTAGTTAAGTTACCACCTGTCACATTACCTGTAGCTACAATCAAACCTGCTGTACCAAGATTACCTACATTAGCGTTACCAACTGAATTAATTGTGCCTGATGTGTTTATACCTGATGCTGTTACGACTAGTACATTAGCTGTACCTGCTACGCTAACGTTTAAGTTTCCACTGCTTGTTGGTATAGCTAGGTTAGTTGTACCATTTTGTAACAAACCACTATTGATTGTTGTAATATTACCTGTTGTTATAATTGCTGTAGTAGTACCAAGATTACCTACGTTTGCATTACCTGTGACATTAGCTGTGCCACTTATATTTGCTCCTGTAGATGTTAATGTCAACTGAGATGTTGCATTACCTGACACAAAAAATGTATGGTTACCGTTCGCTGCTATGGTATGGTTACTATTACCATTTTGTAATAAACCACTATTGATTGTGGTAATATTACCTGTAGTAATTATTGCTGTATTAGTACCAAGATTACCTACATTCGCATTACCTGTTACACTTAATGCACCACCTGTTACTAAGTTACCACCCGTTATATTACCTGTAGCAGTAATTAATCCACCTGTACCAAGATTGCCTACATTGGCGTTACCTGTTACGTTTAATGTGGTTGCAAAATCTGCACTATTTGCTCTGATTCCTGTCCATCTTGTACCACCACCAAGATAATAACCACCTGTATATGGGTCTAAGTTACCATAGTTTCGTGTTACCTGAGTTGCAGGTAACATCATCAAGTCAACCCCGCCAGGTGTTATAATATAACTACCAATAGAAACATTAGTAGTGAATACACCGTTTGCTGCGCCAAGATTACCTACGTTGGCATTGCCCGTTACACTTAGCACACCACCTGTCACTAAGTTACCACCTGTTACATTACCTGTAGCTACAATCAAACCTGCTGTACCAAGATTTCCAACGTTTGCGTTGCCACTTACATTTAATGATGTTAGTGTACCAACACTAGTTACATTAGGTTGTGCATTGGTAGTTAACGTACCTGTTAATAATGATGCACCAATAGTGCCACTATTAGCATAAACGTTACCTGATGATATATTTGCTGTGACAGCTAAAGATGACAATGTTCCAACTGAAGTAATATTAGGTTGTGCACCTGTTGTTAAAGTACCTGTAAGTAAAGATGCACCAATTATTCCACTATTAGCATATACATTACCTGCTGTAACATTAGCTGACACTGCCAATGAAGATAATGTACCAACACTTGTTATGTTAGGTTGTGCAGCAGTTGTTAATGTTCCTGTTACAAAATTAGCATTTAGTAAGTTTCCTGCATTAACATTCCCTGCGCTTAGATTACCTGATACTGCTAAAGATGTTAATGTACCAACACTTGTAATGTTAGGTTGGGCGTTAGTGGTTAAGGTACCTGTTAATAATGATGCGCCAATTGTGCCACTATTTGCATAAACATTGCCACCTGTAATGTTACCTGATACTGCTAAAGATGATAACGTACCAAGCGTTGTTATATTAGGTTGTGAAGCTGTTGTTAGTGTACCTGTAAAATAGTTTGCAGATACATTATTACCAAAAATGGCATTGCCACCACGAAGATTAGCAAGACTTGTTAAAGTAACAATATCATTTGCTATCGTAGCGGTAGAAGCAAATGATATTTCAGCATTGTGTGTATCCCATCCCATCCAAGCAATTTTTGCTGATGTATCATAATAATTCATAGCTACGCCAACATCTTTACCACTATTAGATGTTGGAGGTGCACCATTTGCTCCTGTTTGTAATTGAATAATAGGATCGTTTACTGAAAATTCTGTAACGTTAATGTAAGTAATATTACCATTGACTGTTAAGTTACCACTAATTACAGCATTACCTGTTACACTTAATGCTCCTGAAGCTGAAATATTAGCTGCGCTGATATTTCCATTTGCATTGACATTACCTGCTGTGGATAAATTTAAACCTGAAATGTTACTATTAGCTACAATTTGCCCATTCGACTGAATATTACCTGCTAACACATTTGATAAAATGTTTACATAACCACTTGGGCTAAGAACAATATTTTGATTTGTACCACCTGTGTTTAATGTAAGACCATAAGTGGTTGTTGTAATAAAACCACCTTTATTAAAACTTATAACACCATTTTCTGCGCCGCCATCATAATATGTTTGTACTGATGAGTTAGAAGCTAAGTTACCTCCTGATGCATTTATAGTACCCGCAGTAATTAAATTACCACCTGTTATATTACCTGTAGCAGTAATTAACCCACCTGTACCTAAGTTGCCTACGTTTGCGTTACCTGTTGCATTTAAAGTACCTGCTACATTTACACCTGTGCCTGTTACGACTAATATATTAGCATTACCTTCTGCGCTAATGTTTAGGTTACCACCTGCAGCAGGAATATTTAAATTAGTATTACCATTGGCTACAGGACCAATTAAATTACCAACCGTAGTATTACCTGTTACAATAAGTGATGTTAAGTTTCCAACTGAAGTAATATTAGGTTGAGCATTAGTTGTTAATGTACCTGTTAATGTAGTTGCGTTAACGCCGTTTACGTTGAGATTAGTTGTACCTATATTACCATTTACCGTCAAATTCCCAGGTATCGTCACAGGCACTGCTGTCCCATACCCAGGCCCACCCCCAAGGTACACTGCGCTAGTATTTGTTGGTCCAACAAACACAGCTCCACCTACACCGCTAAAGCCTGCTGTGCCTGCTCGTAAAATTAAATTACCACCATTACCACTTGGTGCTGCCGCATCACTTGCTTCAATGGTTAAACTGTTACCGTCAGTGCCATTATTACCTGATATAATTAATGGGGTTTTAACTTGAGTAGTTGCTGTGAGATTTGTTGCAGTGACATTGCCTGAGGTAGTAATATTATTACTACCTAAACTATTTAAATATGTTGAAACGTTACTATTACCGTAACTTGGAGCAAACGCTCCATTACCATATAATACATTGCTGTTGCTACTATCAAAATTTAATGGTAGCTGAAATTCTACATTTAATACTGCACTCGTATTGTTATTAAATGAAATATTATAATAAGCAGAACCATATCCATTAGATACGTTAGACGTTGTAACTACATTGGTTGACTGTACCAATCCCATTGGTACTAACCATGAGCCATTACCACCCAAAAATGTTGAGCCATTACCATTTAAATTTAGCGTTGCTACATTACCAATGTTTGCAACGTTTGCTACATTAACACTTAACGCACTATTAGCCACATTAGCGTAAGCAGCATGATTTGCATACACTGCGTAATTAGCATTTGCTACAGTGCCGGTAACATTCGCACCTGCAAGATTGCTTAAACCACCACCATTACCTGTAAATATGCCTGTATTTGCTGTAATGTTTACTGCAGTTAATGTGCTTTGTACAAAAGCATTGGCAAAGTTACCAACATTTCCTACAATATTTGCTGCGTTTACTGTATTACCTGCAAAAATATTAGAAGATATAGTTAAAGAATCTGTTCCAAATACACCAACATTTGGACTACCTGCTACACTAACTGTAACATTGCCATTGGCTGTTGCTATTTTTACGTTTGAATCACCGTTTGCTATAACTGCCTTGATACCTGGCACATCGCCAAATGTACCATTACCAAGTAATACATTGCTTGAATTACCATCCAAATTAATTGTTGCAATGTTTCCAATACCTACAACATTAGCAACAGGATAACCGTTTGAGTAGTATAGATTACCAACAAAAATGCTAGCATCCATTCTAACGGCAGTTAGTAAACCACTATTTGGGTTATATTGTAGGTTATCATCTGCATCAATGTGCAGACTTTTATCACCTGATCCTGCACTCAATACCACGTGATAACTGTAATTATTACTTACATCACTTACATTGAGGTATTGAGATAAGTTTGCATTACCAACAGTCCCTGCTACATTAGGACCTTGAATATTAGATAAATTATTTCCTGCACCAATAAAATAGTTTGCATTAATTGCATTACCTAAGTTTGCATTGCCACCTGTTATATTTCCTGTTACGCTTAAACTTGTTAATGTACCAACACTTGTTATATTAGGTTGAGCATTGGTTGTTACAGTACCTGCTGTATTTGCTACGTTTGCATAACTTGAATAATTAGCATTGGCAGCATTATTTACCAATGGTAAGTTACTTAAGTTAGAACCATCACCCGCTATGAAATTAGCTGAAACAGTGTATGCATTGACATTAAAAGATACATTTAACGCATTGGCTAATATTTCACCGCTAATATTTGCGTTACCACCTTTTAAGTTGCCTGTATAGGTTGGTAAGTAGTTTGCTACTTCAGCATTACCATAGATGATTGGGCTTTGCCAATAAACGTTGCCTGTACCATCTGTTGTAAGAACTTGATTAGCTGAACCACCTGAAATTGTAATATTAAGTACATC